ATGACGCGACACGAGAGACTAACGCTCGCGATTTCCACGGCGGCGTTGGTCATTTCGCTCGCCAGCCCATTCCTCAATTACTACTGGTTTCAAAACGAAGTCCGGGTACAGCAACTAAAAGCGGCCGCGTTCGTTGTGCACGGATATGCATACGGGTGCCCAGATAAGAGGAACGTCATCTTTCAAATTCGGCTTAGGAATACAGGGGTGTGGCCGGTTAAAAATGTACGCGTAACTATTCAGAAGACTGTCTCAACATTTGACCCCGACCATCAGGGTAAGCACCTAACGTTCACTTTCACCAAGAAGGATATAGATCCCGCGCCGCCATTGCCGGTTTCCATTGAGGACAGAGGCCGGGAAATTATCGTCCAGCTCAAAGAACCTCTCATGCCGATGCCTTATGATTTGGAGCTTGCCGATCTTCAGATTAGGAATGTGCCGACCGGCCAGATTGACGTGCTCCCTGACATGGAGAGCCTATTACCCTTTGTCTGGGCGTCGTCAGAAGTCTCATCCTTTGAAGTGTTTTGGAGCTTTATGCCCGATTGTCCCACTTTCGAGCAGTTAAGGACAGCGCCATAAGCAATACCCAATAAACAAAGCAATAATACTTCGCGGATTTTGATTCCCTTTGGCAATAACAAGGAGTAACCAAAGATGGTTATTTTCTCACAATCTGCCAAAGGGGAGATTTCGCCATGCAAATACAGAATATCGCTCTCGATAAACTAATCCCATCCGCCGCGAACGTCCGCAAAACTCACACCAACGAAGGCATCAAGGAACTGGCCGACAACATCGCGGCACTCGGCCTCCTTCAAAATCTTCAAGTGCGCGAGCAGGACGACAAATTCGAAGTCGTCGCCGGTATGCGGCGTCTCGCAGCGCTCAAACTTCTCGCCAAGGAGAAGCGCCTGCCCGCCGATTTGGAATCCGGTATTCCCGCGCACGTACTCAACGGCCAAGACGATCACGAAATCAGCCTCGCCGAGAACGAGATGCGCGCGGCCATGCACCCCGCCGACCAGTTCGAGGCGTTCAAGAGGCTGGCCGACGATGGGCAGGGGAACGACACCATCGCCGCGAAATTCGGCGTGACGCCCAAAGTGGTCGAACAACGCCTCAAGCTGGCGGTCGTCAGCCCGAAGCTCATAAAGGCGTACCGCGCCGGTGACATGACGCTCGAAATGCTCATGGCATTCACCGTGAGCGACGATCACAAGCAACAGGAAAAAGTATGGAAGGCATGCCGGGATTACGAAGACGCCGACACGATCCGCGACGCGCTGCTTGAAAAGTATATCGACGCGCGGCGCAACAAACTCGCTCTATTCGTTGGCACGGACGCCTATAAGGAAGCGGGCGGCGAAGTCGTGCGCGACCTCTTTGATGCCGACGACCAAGGTTATTTTGCCGATCCTGTACTTTTAAATGAACTCGCGCAAGCCAAGCTTGAACAAATCGCCGCCGATCTTCGCGCCAAGGGCTGGAAGTGGGTAGAGATCAAACCGGACTTTGGATACAGCGAGCAACAGAAATTCCGCAAGCTCACACCAACTCTTTCGAAAGAGGCGCGCACGGAAGCCGATAAGCTCATTGAGGAGCAAGAGGCACTGGACGGCGAGGACGAGAACGCACAAGACCGCTATGACCATATCCAGGAACGGCTGGCGGAAATCAAGACCGAGGCGAGCTTTTCCGCCGACGACATGGCAAAATCGGGCGTGGTTATCACAATCGCCCACAATGGAAAGGCCGAACTCCATCGCGGCCTTGTCAGCCCGGAGGATATGAAGGCCGAGCGGAAAACGGAGGCCAAAAAGTCAAAGGGCAAAAAGACCGACAAGGACGACGAAGCCCACCTATCCGCCGCCTTGGTGCAAAATCTCACGGCGCACCGGACGGCAGCGCTACAGGCGATGCTCGCCGAAAACCCGAAGGTGGCGCTTGTCGCCGTGGTGCATTCGCTCGCCGTGGATGTGATCTATGGCCGCACTTCCGGCTCGCTCAAGATCAACGCAAGCGTTGCCTATCTCCCCGAAGGCTTCGAAAGCACCAAGGCCCACAAGCAGCTTGAGGCGACGACGAAAGCCGTGCGCAAGGGCATGCCGAAGGACGTGGACAAGCTGTGGGGCTGGCTGACAAAGCAGGATCAAAAGACGCTGCTTGGCATTCTCGCCCTCTGCGCCGGTCACACGGTCGATACGACCACCGTGCAGCCGGACAGTGACGACCACGCCGACCTTGCCGAAGCGCTCAAGCTCGACATGGCCGAATGGTGGCAACCGACAGCGGAGAATTATTTCAGCCGGGTATCCGCCGCGCAGATCACGGCGGCGCTGAAAGAACAATGCCCGAAAGACCCGGCATCCGCCCCGGTTGGCCTCAAGAAATCCGAACTCACGGCACTCGCCGAGCGGAAGCTGAAAACAACCGGCTGGCTTCCGGCACTGCTCCGCACTCCGGCTTAGTCGGGGGAGTTCCATGCCTGAATATACAGTGACGTGGACAATAGAGATCGAGGCTGAAACGCCGGAGCAAGCTGCTCGCCAAGCCCGGCGCATTCAGCTTGATCCTTCCAACCGCGCCGATCACTTTGAGGTGACAGACGAAGAAGGAACAACTTACGACATCAACGCAGACGATTGAGATAGCCGCCCGAAGGCATTAAGCCGTCACCCCGGCACCTGAGCATTTCATTGCGGCAGGGGAAGGACGCCGGGGCATCCGCAAGTAAATTAGCACCGCTCGATAGGAGTTTCACGACAAAATTTCACACGCTCCGCGATCAGCTTCACGCGCATATCGCGCGCAAAAGGATTTCGGCGCGTAAGAACGTGCCTTGTCGAAATATAACCGACTATCGTGCTGCTCATAATATTCTCTTTTTGTCGGCGGATTCGCCTACGCGCTTCTTTACGTTGGCGTTGATTCTCTATTGGGATTTGCCCAGCCAAAGCATCCCGGATTTTTCGTTCGGACACATGGGGCCGATGTTGGGACCGGAACACAAAAGGGTCCATGCCGCCCTTGAGTTGGTTGCACTCATAACAGCAAGCCACCTTCTTTCTGCCCCGCCTCGCTTTCGGAACGAGGTGGTCTTTCGTCTGGCTGTTCGGGAGTGGCAGGTTGGCGGGGAAATCCTTGATGGCCAAAACAAGAGGTATATCGCACCAAAAGCAACGTTTTCCCGTAAGTTTAAACATTCCCTATAGTAACAAAATAGCTGGATTCCAACAACTCGAAATTCGCAAGTTTATTGCGCGCCAAGTAGCACTTTTTTCTTCCAATATCCGTCAATTCAGGTCATAACCATTACTGGTTACTTTTACTATTCAATGACAGGGAGCCGTCCTATGGAAAACATCGTCGCTGAAACCCGGCATTATCAAATCGTGGATATGGGCGAAAATTGGCGCGGATATTTCACCAACCGCTATCACCTTGAACGCAAGGCCGAGTTTCGCAAGAGCCGCGTCATGGAAGTAAGCGGCGGTTGCGAGGATGACCAACTCGCCGGACTCATCCCGCAATTGCACGCCGCCGAGCGGTTCCACATCGAGAATGCGGCGTTCTGCGATCCTGATAACCGGGTCACCACCGCCGAGCAGGCGCGGGCGATCTACGAGCAACTGGGGGCCGCATGACCGAGGATCAGTACATGCTCGAACTCGAAACCATCCTTGACGAATGGAGCGACGGCCAACTGTCGATTGAGGACGCCTTCGACGCCCTCATTCGGATGCGCCACACCGCAGACGAGGCACTTGATATGTTGAAAACCCACGATCCCGACCGCTTCCGCGAAGGGAATGAGAGGTATGAGGCGGAACTGGCGGCGGTGATTTAAGTCAGCGAAGACCAACGAGCCCGCGAAGGGCAGAACAGAGGAGACGTGACGACTATATCAAATAATGAATGGCATCCCAAAGACCCTGTTATGATTTATTTATCGAAGGGGAAATGGGCGATTATTGATGAAGAAGATTACGAGCGCGTCAACCAGCACCGTTGGCATCATCGCAGATATATAAAACCCCGCTCGTTCACAGAGTATGCTCTACATGCCAATACCCGCCAGCCCATGCACAGATTTATATTGAAGCTTGGGAAGGGAAGATTCGCCGATCATAGGAATCGGAACGGATTAGACAATCGTAAATCCAATCTGCGGCCAGCAACCTATTCACAAAATAATATGAACCGCATCTTCGTCACGAAAACCAGCAAATACAAAGGCGTCTATAAAGATAAAAACTACGAAAAATGGATTGCGCGAATAAAATTCAACAAGAAGCAACGATATCTCGGCTATTTCGACACTGAAATTGAAGCTGCCAAGGCATATAATGATGCAGCATTAAAAGAACAGGGGGAATTCGCCTGTCTCAACGATCTTTCGATTGATAGTTAGCCAAGAGCAAGAAGAAGGGAGAGACGCGTTGACCAGTGAAAGCAGACCTCGCACAGGAAATCACCGACAAAATACTTAAACTCATGCTCGAAAACGGCAGCGATTGGCGCAGGCCGTGGCTTGGCGACGGCATCGCAAAGAACATCATCACGAAGCGCAGCTATCGCGGGATCAACATCCCGATCCTTGGGGTTGCCGGATATTCTTCTCAGGTTTGGGGAACCTATCGGCAATGGGCAGAGCTTGGCGCCCAAGTCCGCAAAGGCGAGAAGGCCACCCGTATTTTCTTTTGGAAGCCACTGACCGTCAAAGACCGAGAAGCGGACGACGAACGCCAAATCCTAATGGCTCGCACCTATGCCGTTTTCAACATCGCGCAATGCGACGACGCGCCGATTATCCCGACCAAGAACCGCACACCAATTGAACGCCATGCCGAATGTGACCGGATCATCACCGCAACCGGCGCAGACATCTCCTATGGCGGCGACCGTGCGGCTTATATACCGAGCCAAGACCGGATCATCATGCCAAAGGCCGAGCAATTCCTTTCGCAGGAAGGATTTTACAGCACTGTCTTGCACGAACTCGCGCACTGGACTGCGCATCCGACGCGGCTTAACCGCGAGCTCGGACAACGATTTGGCGACCGGGCCTATGCCTTTGAGGAATTAATCGCTGAAACTTCGGCGGCCTTGACCGCCGCTCAGGCTGGCGTTGTTCCAGAGCCGCGCGCCGAGACGGCCAAATATCTCAACAACTGGGTTGAGGCGATGCGCGAGGACAAACGCATTGTCATCACGGTTTTTTCAAAGGCCCAAGCGGCGACCGATTTCATACTTGAGGGCAGTCAGCCAGCGCGACCGGCTCCACGGCTGGAAGGGCAGGAGCCTACCCCATGAGCAGGCACACACCCGGACCATGGCAGATAGAAAAAGCTCCAGTAACCGGACAGCTTTGCATTATGTCGCCAACGGCATGGATTTGCGGCCAGCTTTCGAATGGCAACGGGGAAATAAAATCTGAAACAACGGCAAATGCACGGCTTATCGCCGCTGCGCCGGAATTGCTGGACGCCTTAAAGGGCGTGACACGCATTCTTGAAGCGTTCCGCTCTACCCATCAGTTTGGCAAAACCCAGACAGAACGCCTCGAAAAAGCGCGCGCCATCGTTGCTAAGGCCGAGGGGCAGAAAGGCGAGCCATGACTGACACCGACACAATCCGCGAGACGACACCTAGCCCATGGTCTCTCATGGAGACAGAACAATATATCTATATCATCGCCAACTCGTCGGCTATCGCAGCATTACCGAGTGGCCGACAACCTACCAAACCGAACGAACCACACCCCGAAAATCTGGCCAACGCCGCCCTCATCGTCCGCGCAGTCAACGCTTTTGACCAGTTAGTCAACGCCTGCCGGTTGCTGGTCATGGCCTACGACAACGGCGAGGCGCACGGCGAGCATGTCGATTGGTCGGACATTGATCTTGCCCACGCGGCGGCGGTAGAGGCTTTGAAGAGGATCGAATGACCGAGAAGAAGCTAACCTTCGAAGCTATGGAACAGGACGTATGGAACGCAGTCGCGCTTCCGATCCCGCTTGACGCCAGCGTGGAATTGCTGGCCGAAATCCATTCATGGTCGCGCCATTTTGCGCAGGTCTATGGCGATGCCCTTCAGGGTGAACGCTACGGCTTCAAGGAAGAACGGGAACCGGAAGACGAGCAACGCCGCAAACTTCGCATGGCTCAAATGCGGATCGTGCAGACCGAATGGCGCTTAAATGTTCTAGGGCTTTATTACCAGCTAGGACCGAAGGCTTGGGTTTCCCCGGAAGAAAATTCACAAGTCCAATATCTCATAAAACGCATGGCCGAACCCGGCAATTATGAAGACCCAAGTTGGCGACCTAATGGATTTCGATGGCAAGCACCGCATCACGTCCAGTCAAGAGAGGAGCCCAAGCGCCTCACCCGTCTCTGGCACCGCATCCGGGGAATTTACCCTAGCTGAGCCTTGAAAGCTGCCCGGAGCGCCGTCAGCCTATCTTGTGGCGTTCCTTTTCCGCCGACGAATTTGGGCATATCGTCCCGCCAGCAACTTTTCTCGATAAGGTGATCTACCGCTTCCGTTTGGCTCATACCGTAAATCGCCTCATAGACTTTTATGTCGTAAGGGTCTTCTGCAACGATCAGCCGATATACAGTTTTTCCGGGCATTTCGGATTTCAGGGCCACAGCATCATTCGCGGCGGCGGCAAAGCCTTCAACATAGCCAAGAGCCTGCCTGTAACCGTGGGCCGTGAAGTCCTTGAACACATAGGAGCTACCCTTGCGCCTAAATATTAGGTCATGAGCGCGGGCAAGATCGGCAATCCGGTTTTCGTCAGTCTCGCGGTCGCTCATTTCATTATCCTCTCTGCATCCCGTCTCATTCTTGTAAGTTGTTTTAAGCGAACAGACGCAAGGGTTATCAGGTAATCAATCCTTTCCTGCCTCAATCGCTCATCTGGCATACGGCGAGAAAAACAATCGAGATATTCCAAAGTGCATCGCGTCAATCTATCCACAAATTCAACGGACGGCTTGCGAGGCAATGCCCAGGTTAAGACCGCTTCCCATTCACCGGGATCATAGGTGTTAGGTGTCAGGATTTTGAACGGCAAGACCGGCATAGCGACCTCCGGACTCTCGGACTAACCTGCTTGCGCTGCACGGGCGCTTAAGCGGTTTCTCTCCATGCATCTTCCAATTCCTCCGGTGGCTGGACACTCGGACTATCTGCTAGAATATCGTCCAACACAGCCCAATTGTCCTTGACCCGCTTCTCCCAATCGGGGCGCTTCTCAAGCTTTATCATATGACGTCTTAGGACGGATTTGAGGGCATCAAGCTCATTCGGCTTTAGCTCCCCCTTGGTCAATCCCTCGTACCACGCTTCTATGATAAATCCCTTGCGCGTAGCTGTAATTTGCCGTTTGAGAGCCGTGAGCTTGGCCTTGGCCTGATTGGCTTTAGCCTTGGCCTGCCATGCTTCGTCAATTCTGGCCTTCTCCCGTTGTCTCAGCTTTTGCTCTTCATCGAGTAAGGATGCCATCAGGAAAGCCTTTGGTCTGCCGGTAGGGTGTGATAGTTTCCCACCGCGCAAATTATAGCAGGCCGGAAATGGTGCGGGAAAGGGTATTATATCGGGGGAAGGGTGCGCAGCGCACTTAACGCGATTTCTCCGAAATCGCCACCAAAATAGGCCGAAATGGCCACGCCAAGCCAGTATCACGCCAACGTCAAACCTGTCAGTCGCGGAAAAGGAAAATCCGCCGTTGGAGCCGTCGCCTATATTACCGGCGAAAATCTGTACAATGAAGAGACAGGCGAAACTTGCCGCCGCAATCACAAAGGCGACGTCTGGGACTACGGCATGGCAGCGCGCGCCGAAGCGCCCGAACAATTCCTCGACCTCGACCGGCTTGCCGAAACCTGGAACGCGGTACAGACGGACGACAGCCGCATCAATGCCCGCCTTGCCCAGCACTGGAATTTCGCCCTATCCGGCAAACTCACACCCGAACAGAATTTCGAGATCGTAAAAAGCATCGCGCACGCCTTCTGCGACCGCTACGGATATATGGCCGCCTATTCCCTTCACGAACCGACCCAACACGGCAACAAGGACAACTGGCACGGCCACCTTGTTAACAATATGAAAGAGGTAGGCCCCGACGGTTTTGCCGATAAGAAAATCCGCTACCTCACGGCCTTTGCCGAGCAGGCGTCCGAAACGGAATGGATGCGGGCAACGATTGCCGAGAAGATCAACGAAGGTTTTGAAAAAGCCGGATTGCCCGACCGCTGGTCTCATCTCAGCTACGCCGAACAGGGCATTGACCGCGAGCCGACCAAGCATCTTGGCAACAAGCAGAACCAGGCCGAGCTACAGGGTGTCCCCACGCCGACCGGCGATGAAAACCGGGAAATCCGCGCGCGTAACGAAGAACGCGAACTGGCCGACAAGGCCGAGGCCGAGAAGTACGCCGTGGCTATCGACAAAGTGACTTCCCAAATCCAGCAACTTCAGCAGAAGAAAGCCGAAGAGATGCCGACCGTTCAAGAGATCGTGGACGACAGCAACCACAAGCGCGAGCAAAACCAAGGCTGGCGGCCAGTTGGCGAGGATGAGATTCGCGCGCATGTCCCGCTTCATCCCGAGGACCACCAAAATCGTTTGAACGAGGAAGAGGAAAAGCAGCGCGTCCAGAACCGTGGCAAACAGCTCAAGGAAGGCTGGGAAGAAGCCGCCGATGTCCACCGCAAACTTGAAGAATATCGTCAGATCGAGAGCCAGCGTGATTTCGACCGCTGGCGCGGAAAGGCGGAGGACGCGGCAAGGCAGCAGCAAAAGGAATCCTACGCAGAAGCCGAAGAGGCTGAGCGCAAGAAAACCTCACACCAGCAACAATACGACCAACAGGTTCAGGGCGGCGAGATCGTTGACGCCAATCTTCGCTATAGCCTCGCTGTATCGTCAGGCCGCTATGACATCACCGATTGGATGGTTTCCAAAGGCCGCATAGCCGAAATAGAAAACCATATGTTCAAGCAGGATCAATACCGGCTGCACCGTGAAATTCAAGCCGAGCAAGACCCGATCAAGCGGGAAGATATGGAATTCCGCTACAAAATTCAGGAAAAAGACTATATGGCCCGCACCGAATACGAATGCTCGGAAACATCCTTTTGCATCTCCGGCTCTCGCAATGCCGAAGAGACGATGCGTACACGCGCAGACGCGGACAACTACGCCTTCGACGCGGCGGAACTCAGAAAGCAGCGCGACAACTTCATCGAGCAGAACCGCGACCAGTTCTCCGAACAGCGCCAACAGCAACAGACCCAACAGCGCGAGCAATCCCAGCGCCAGCAGGAAACCGAGTTGCAGGCCCGTCATCAGGGACGCGAGACGCCCGCACCTTCGGCGGGGCGCGGCCAGGAACAGGAAGTCACCGACGCCAAAATGGAGCGCGTCTTGCGCGAGAACGCCCAAAGCGACCGAGAGGTAGAGCAATACAGCAGCCGCGACCGAGAGCGTTACGGGGGTAACTCTCTTTAGGGCCGTGGCCTCGCCCAAATGCCACGGCAAGCCGAAAAAGGGCAAAAGCCGGTCGCAACGCGAATTCCGCTCAATCGCTGCCGTCCATCAAACGAGAGGAGCCAAGAAGCGCCAGGAACGCCTATCGCGTTTGCCTCACTTCCCGCTTTTATGGACGCTGTGCCGCAATGAACTCGGCTGGACGAAAGAAATGCCCGATCCGCCGATTTCGGGGGAACTCAAGGCTGCAATCGCGGCGGCTAAGATCGCTGTACTATCACGATACGACGCTAGAATGAAAGAGGCGATGAAAATCAAGAACCCGGTTGAACGGGCCGCTGCGCTTCGGGCAATCAAAGATCAACGCAAGGCTGAGATTGCCATGCTCGCGCAACAGGCCGTCCGCGATATCTACGAACGTCAACAAACCCGGCGGCAGCAAAAGAAGTCACGGGCGCGGCATCCTTGATTTGTTCTTCTTTGCTTTGCGGCGATCACTTATCTCTTGGCAAAGAACTATCACCGGCAACACAGTATGGTCATAAACACCCTCTAAAAATAGACGCACGCGAAACCAAAACATCCATTCAGCCTTTCATCTCCGATGGATCGGGAAGAAAGGCAATCAACGTCTTTTTCAGCTTGTGGCAAAACACAAGCGTTTGATCCATATTGATTATGTCATTGGGCCGAAAGACCGGAAATTCGGCCCAGGCAAAGCTTGCATCAGCCGAGCCGCTACGCAGGCCGGTACTCAAATCGGCGCTATAGCTGCTGTTTGGAATTGCCTTTGCCGTAGTGCCTGCGCGTCTCGAAATGAACTCGGCTGTGTCCATATCGGTCGGAGCAAAGAATTGCTGTACGCCAGTATTGGCGACAAAACTTTTCCAACCGGGATTGCCGAAGCACATTTCTAATTGATAAATATCTTGGAAGAACGTCCAGAATTTCACCCCGTATTTACGCGCTAAAGGTGCATAGCGGACGAGTACCGGCAACGGTGCCGGGAAATTAATCTGAAAGGCTTCGTCCATTGCAACAAGAACAGGAACCTTCGGTTTCCGTTCATCTCCGATTAATTCCTGCAAGGCCGAAGTAAGCACCAATTTCATCCATGCCGCTTGTGTCACAATGCGCTTGGCCGGAAGAATTATGTAAACCGTTTTCGGGGATTGTTTAAACGAAGCAAAATCTATAAAGCCCTTTTCAAGGCTTCGTTGAATAGGCGGACTATCGAGCCACCTGGTTTCCGTCTGCGCCGTCGATAGGATCGAATGCAGTTCCTTGTCGTCGGGCTTTATATCAAGAAACCGATTGGCCTTGTGTTCTAGGACTTCCCAATCCTTCGCAATGGCGACCTCCCGCATATGCTTGATTGTCTCGCGGAACGCGGCGGCGGTCTTCGTCAGGTCTTTGCGAACATCGTTGAACGAGCCGATGTCCCCGAACTTCAGCCGGTTGTACATCGTGCTGGCGGTCGTCAGGTCTTGCGCCGAGAGCGGCCAGTGCGGTTCGCGGGCTTGGGGGTTGGGCGTGATGATCGCTTCCGACAGCCCATAGGCGTCGTCAACGAATAGCTCGCTTTCGGGGTTGAGAGCCAACATCGGGTTGTGGCTGCCGCGCTGGAAGCCCTGCACGCCATAGGCATTGAGGAAATAGACCTCGCCATATTTCGCCCGGTGCGCCGCCGTGGCGCGCGCAAGCTCCGCCGAGGGATCGATTACGATCATGCTCCAATGCGGGCATGACAAAAGCACCGGCGTCAGGGCCTTGCGTGACTTGCCGACACCTGACGGCCCGACCGTAATTAGATGCCTGTCCCCAACATATTGGACTGGCTTTCGACTCATGTTTTCTGGCGGCCCTTCAAGATTGGTGCAGCCGTAGCCTAAATAAACGCCGCCCGAAGTACCCCAAATGTCATCCAACTTCGCCTTACTCCCTTTAAACGGCTATGGGATAGTGCCTGTGGTGTTATTTATGCCAAGGCGGCTGCGCCGGGAGATGGAACGACGACTTGCCCATTTCCCTTACGGCTTCGTCGGTGTCCTCCACGAATTCGGAAGTTCCGAAAGGCAGTGCGATAGGATCAGGCGTTGGCGGAGGAAGCGGAGGCATGTAAGGCCCAGGATCGACAACGGTAATCTTTCGCAGGGCCATGCCATTCTGAAACGCATGGCGCAGGAACATGCCCATCAGCGGCAGGCCGACAACGGTAAAGGGCATCCCTAGCAGCCCTATCCAGAAGCCAGCCAGGGCCATGAGCAGGCAGACCAGGGCACCTATGCACTCTCCCCGATAGGCCACATAATACCGCCTCATCCTATAACGGGCCTGGTGCATCTCCGCGACGAAGGCAGGCCATGGGATGATTGACGCCAGCATCCATTCCCCGTGGATTTCTAGGATTTGCGCCCAGTGGCCGTTTAATATGCGCCTATAGACCGGGGCGGCGGCATGCGGCGGCACCTTCGAGAAATACCATGCCTGCCATGGCAGGCTATCGCCGTTGATTAGCCAGTCGCGGTGCAGCCAGGTTGCGCTGTAGCCCCATTGGCCGGCCTGGTATGTGTTTCCCTGCCACTGTAGGGCGTCCGCCGCTTGCGGTTGTAGCATCTGGCACCTGATTGATTGCCCACGCGGTTCCATAGCCTATGCCTGCCAGAACCGTGAGGATGAGGATTGCCCGCCAAGGCAGTGCGATAATCTCGTAAAAATAGATTCGCAAAAGCTGGTATCTGAAAATCAGGGCATCGACTACGGGCCACCACCACAGCGGTTTCATGCCGTCAAGCCTACGGATTTTTCCGAAAAGCAAGAATCCTTTATCGCTTTTTAAATGCGCTCTTTCGTCGCGGAATGAAGTTTAGAACGTTTTGCCGAAGTTTAGCGCAATCTCTCGAATCACCGTTAGCAATTGAACTTCTCTAAGTATTGCTGTAAATAAACTCAAGCCGATGGCTTCGTGGGGAAGCACACCGGCTCTAATCACGAACGCGGGTTAATCGCGCCATGACTATCTCATCCAATACGAGACTAATACCGCTCACGCAAGGCAAGTTCGCTATCGTAGACGAAGATGATTTTGGTCGGCTTAACAGATTAAATTGGCATGTACACCACGACAAGCGCAGAGACGCATTTTATGCCATTACCAATATAAACATTGGTCAGTCCGAAACTAGAAAATTTCATAACGGAAGATTATATAATCCACGAAAAAAACGCGCTTCCTTGAAAATGCACCGTCTTGTACTTAATGCTGAGCCTGGCACACTTATCGATCATAAGGATGGGGACGGGCTCAACAACTGCAAAAGCAATCTAAGATGGGCAACCTGCGGGCAAAATTTACAAAACGCATTCAAGCGCGCGAATTGCTCATCCAAATATAAAGGCGTTCGCTGGAATGCATCGGCTAATAAATGGGATGCGAGAATACAAATCGACAACAGCCCGATCTATTTAGGCCTCTTTAGCGACGAAATCGAAGCTGCTAAAGCCTACAATGACGCTGCTATTAGGTATTTTGGGGAGTTTGCTCGGGTGAATTCCACCCCTTAAGCTCAAGATGATCCCGGTCGCAAAGATGCCCCGGAAACGTCGCGCCTGATATTAGGCCGAGGCCTTCCCCAATTTTTATCGCCGTCTGCCACCGCTGATCGTCACCGTCCCAGTCAAGGCGCTTCCCGTCATCAGCGAATAGCGCAAAATCGAAAGCGAGAGCCGCCGGCGTGCCATCGGGCAGAACGCAATTATGCGGACTTTGGCCTCCCTGGGCATTAGTCGTCCGAGGGCCCGGTTCAGTTCGACCCTTTGCGTATTCGACATCCTGTTCCTCCGCTGATCTGTATGTGACCGTCAAAAGAGCTTCGATGCCCGCCGCCGCGCATTGCTCGAGGAATTGCTGAGCGAGCTGTTGAAGACTGGGGTCTAAATCGGCCGGATCGCGCGAACCGCTCATCGCGGCCCCGCCGCCATCATACGGCGGCGCTGCGCCGATGTTTTTGCAAACCGCATGACCTGGTCGCGCTTGCGTGTTTGAATGGCTACTTCGTGCGCGGCTTTATCAAATTCTGAAATCGCCCTTGCATGCTGGCTCGCGACGGCGTGCGCAGTCGGCAGCCGAGTAACTCGACCCACTGCGACAAATGCCGCGATTTGATCCTCATCTGTCAAAGGTTGCCCCCGCACGCCGAAGGATATTTTGCACAAGATTGCGATCATCGAGCTTCGCCGGCACACTGATTAAAGGCCGTTGTGGCGCCCTGAAAATGTGATGATTGGCACGCACGCGCTGAAACTCATAGCCAGCGGCTTTAAGGGCTTCGACAACAGGTCTGAAGAAGCCCGATTTCATCGATAAAAAGGCTCCGGCCAAGGATAGCCTTTGTATGGTGCCGCGGCCGCCGCGCGCCGCGCATTATGCGACGCCGTAACAGATTTTATCCGGTCTTGCTGTGCGGTGACTTCGCGCTTCGCCGCTTCATCGGCTTGCTTCCGGCGCTGTGCAGCATGCCCCTCCTGGAAAGGGTCGCTCACGACAAATCCGCTCTTTTGTACGGCTCATTCTTCCCAGGCTTAAAGGCGGCAACGTGCAAGCCCCCGAGCCCGTCCTCATTCACCGTAACTATCCGTCCATCCGATGTAGCCACTGTTTGAACGCGGCCATGTTCTGCGGGCCTTACCGGCCGTTCTTCATTGTTCATTCGTCACCTATAGGCTGTTTTTCGGTGGAGGGGAGAGGAGGAGGCGCATCGATGCTGATACCTGGCTTTAATCGCGCGTCGAGTGCGGCTGAAACACGATCTATGAATATTTTCCCCACCAACGGCCCATAGATAGGCGCAGCAAGGATGAGTGCTGTAAACACGGAACCAAGAATGAGAGTGCGAGTTTGCATGCCGCTCCCGTCATTACTGACGCGCGGCACTATATCATATTTACAAACTATTTATACAACCGGAAGATGACAACGCAATAATATTGCGCAACAGGTCAATGCACTTTAAAAATGACCGGCAACAACGCAACGGCCACGCCGACAATTGTGCTCACCGCGACCGCAATTCCGATTACCTTGGCTTTGCTTATTTTTAAATCTTCGACAGCTTCATTAAGTGAGCTTAAAGATTCTTTATCTGCCTTTTTATTTAATGCCTTATCGTGTTCATCAACGACATCCTCAGTCGCCTTGACACGTTCCTCAAGCCGCCCATGTTTTTCGATAATCGTTGTGTGCTGATCACGCATTTCCTTAATCATCATGAAAGAATCGCGCTGAATATCCTCAACCTTTTTGAGGCCCGTTTGCAGCCCGGCGACACGCTCAGCAATCACACCAAGCCCGAAATCGGATGTACCAGGTACCAAGGGAGAAACCACAGTTGTGTCAGCCATGACCGATACTAAGATTTATTAATATTGCTCACGTTCGCAGACGGCTGCGGATCTTGTGGAAAGCTCTGTTGCGGATGCAGCAGGGGCCACCAGTCCTTCAGCTTGTCGTTGAGGTTCGCCGCCTCTGCCCAATGTGTCACAGCATAATTGACGGCCGCTGTGGCAACGACGGCCAACCCGCCGGCGAAACCAAGCGGCGTCATACCAACAGCCGCCGCCGCTGCAATCGCCCAAGGCATTGTCGGCACCGACGCCGCGATAATGCCACCGACAACCGTTCCGGCGAGCGTGCCGGCACTATTACTAGCTGACGGAAGCTGCATGGTTAAACCGCTGCCGGAGGTGGTTCAGCGCCGCCAGAACCCGCCGCACCTGTAGATGCAGCCGACGGAGTAGGGGGTGCCGCCGCTTGTGCCTGCGAACCGAGCAACATCACGCGCGCGGTGTTCAAGACGACATTTTCCGCATCCTGGCCGGCTGCTTTCGCGTCGGCAACAACGCTACTTTCAAGTGACGGCAACACGTCGGCGCCAATCTGCGCCACCGTCTTTCCTGCCACGCCATCAGCTAATGCAGTTCCAATAGCCGTTGCCGCAGCCTGACCGAGGGGCGTTTTAAGATCGTTTGTTAAGGTTTTGAGGCCAAGCGTGAAAAGTGTTTGAGCGTCGTTTTCAGCGCGGCCCAACAACTTATCGAGACTAACTTTCAGATCATGAAAGCCGGCAGACCACTCGCCATGCTCAAATTTGTTTAATGCTCCCTGATCGCCGTCCATGTTTCGCCCCCTTTGCTTTGGTTTAAGCCTGCGACATCCTAATCTTACACTATTAAGGGTTGTAAGTCACCTACCATCAAAACACTTTCTCCACATCTGTTAAACTCCTATCGCATAAAGGGTGGTCGCAGCCCGCGAGACAATCACAATATGGCGTGGAATAATGCGCTTTATCTTGAGCTATAACCTTTCCGCATCGGACACACGAAACTATTTCATCCATATTAGTTCCAAATCTACAGGTTACAGGCGCCATAATCTTTTTGATAATTCGTTGAGTCACTTCGCACCCAGCAACCCTTATTTTGATTAACAGCCATTGACGAACTCCCATCGATCGTGCTCGTCGTAGGCGTAAAAGTAACTGTGCCTGCGCCTTTATTATTTATGCCGAACGCGCAGCCTTGCGTGAGGCCGGTTGTAGATGCCGCCGCTATTCCGACCGACACCGCAGAACTATTGTTGTAAACGATGATCTTGCCACAATCAGCCGATGTGATCGTGTCGCTCGTACCTGTGACAATGCGATCGGCTGGCTGAGTGCCGTTAATCGTGCCGCCGACAATAGCCAACGTATTCCCCACCGTCGCGGGCGAGATTGTGGTTCCGCTAGAAGCATAATAGCCCAATTGGTTCGCCGAACCCAAATTTACGGTTCCACTGCCGCCGCCAGGTGGCGACGCCCAGCTTCCATCGGCACGGAGATAATTCGTCGTACCCCCGCCCGAAGCTGGCACAAGACCCTGTAAACTGCTTGTGAAAACATTCAACAGAGCGGTCAAAATAGATGCAGACGGCAACCTGGCCGTGCCGACTGTTCCACTCGAAATGTTCGATCCATTTGTTGTGTCAGTCGTAGCGGAAGGCGCGAGCCCAGTTACGTCCGCAGCGGCAGGTTGAGCGTAAGTGATTACCCCTGAAGTGTTCACGCCAGTAGCGTAGTTATGCGCCGGCGCCGATGAGCTCTTAATCGCGCCAACAGTATTTGAAGTGGGGAGTGGAAGCTGGTTTGGGTTTAACACCCCGCTTGTGATATTGCTAGCATTGAATGGGTTTAGACCCTGAACGGTCGAACAAATAACCGTGCCCTGAGAAGGGCTAAACGTACAATCGCCGCTCGGAAGGAAACCAGCTATCGATCCGTTGCTATTCCATAAAATCGAATTTGCCGGAACGCCTACGAGAGAAATTCCGCCGGTCCCGATGATGTTATAGATATTGTTGATGTCGCTATAGGCATGCTGCGCCAGATTGCGGATTGTATCCGAGTCGACGTCGGAGTCATATTCCGGCTGCGTCGGATCAATTGTTGACGTCAAAGCCAACACGTGAAACGGCAGCAACCAAACCAGTACCGCAAGGAAAAGCGCTTTCTTCATTCGAGCATCTTCACATTTGAGTTACAGGAATAACACCATCCAGCGCCGCGCCTACCGTAGGAAGGAGCGGCAACCCTATCGTATCGCCTTGAGGTGACGTATTGTCGTACACAATACTTTGAGTATCGTTATTGATGGGATTATTTCCAGCAAGATAAGTAAGCGTAACCGTAGAGCCATTTGCGGGAACAGAGTTTAAAGTAAGATCGACTTCAGCCGGTTCTACAATTGCGGTGCTAGATATCGTCGCCGTCGTTCCGTTTACTTTTACAACCCATCCGCTTAAACCTGTTCCCGCTGTGCTCCCCGAGGTATCCTGAAGCCGCGTTCCCGCGCCTGGCGTGACGGCAACTTTTACGACGGCCGAACCAGCCACCCTAGAGGCCGATGCAATAACTGGCCCCTTAGAGGGATACGCGGCGAGTCCATAGGCGTACAGTATTGTCTGCGCATCGCGCAGAGCCATTCTCACCATACCGGCTACAGTGTAGTGAATATTCGCGTCCGATACGGGTATATCGATAGCCGACGCTGTAAAAATCGCGCCGGTTGTATTATTAAACCAATCTTCTTGCGCTGCTCTAATATTCGTAAATGTCGATCCGCACGAAGTACATACCCCCGTTTGTGTGCCAAAGAACTTTAAATTTGATGTCGATCTACCAATTGAGGACTGAAATCTTGAATATATAGTCGTTAAATCCGATTCATATGCCGGACCTAGAACGCCTGCCTGCGCATCGTTCTCGCCCTGCGTCCAAAGCAGGATTTCGGAATCGCCGCCGATTGTTGCCAGCCCAGCTATGAAATTCGTGTACGGCTGATTCGTGGCAAGATTTAACCAATATCCGAGACTGCCCGAAATATTTGCTTCAAGCCCGGTGTTGGGAATGGCATAAGAAACTAGCGCAATCGGAAGGTTAAAACCCGCCTGTAATTTGTTCGCAAGCGTGATCGCTCCATCGCCAGTAACCGCATCCAATGTTGGCGGAATAAGGTAACTGTTAAAGCCGCCGCCCACGTTGAAAGTGCCCTGATATTGAACCGTTAAGTCACTCGGAGTCGGCGGCGAACCCGAAGTGAATAAAAACGAATTCCACATATTGGATTGGCCAATACATGACACCAATATCCCGACGCCGAATTTGTTGCCCGTGACCGCGCTCGTATAGAGAACATTCCCCGAGCTGTCTTTGCCGCGCGACTGCCAAAAATACCAGCCGCCTTGTGGCACGCTCAGATTTCCCGAATAGCTTCCGCCTGTCGTCGAAAGAGAACTTAAAGCCGTCCAACCTTGAGCGACCGACAAACTTGAAGAATTTAAAACCTGCACTTCAACGCTTGATGGCGTGGTCCCGGCCCAGGTGCCCGAGAAACTCACCGTTTTAGAAGTGCCCCCGGCCGCGCGCTGAAAGATTGTTTTCGCGACGAAATCGCTGTTCCCAATGTTTCCTAAATTCGCCACACCCCCGCGCAGGGGAACAGCACATGCAGACGCGGAGAGAAACAACAAGGCGATGAACGCAAGAACCCTCATCGCCACTTATCGAACGTAATCTAGTAGAGGAAACCCGCTTGTAGGCGGATTATTAGCAAATGCCGTTCCCGTAACAGTTTGCGTGCTATGCGATGGCCCCCAGTCAGGTTCGCTAGAGGACAAACCATATAGAGGAAGATAAAGAGACAATTGCGCGTTCCGAATCTTTAAAGGCGATACTCCATTAGCAAGTGACTTAGCTTCGTTAGCGGTTAATATTGCTCCATTCCACCATCCGAATTCCGCAATCTTGCCGTCGAAGGCGTTATGGCTGGAATCCGCGCTATTACCGATCGCCATTGAGTGCGCGGTTCTCGTTGCTGTTCCTACGGGAGCAGTTGAACGAGTAACGGACACGGATGAGCCATTAACATAAACCGTCGGGTTGTTCGATGTCGATGAGTTATCATAGGTTATGACAATATTCTGCCACGCGCCAAACGGAGCAGATGAAAAAGTCCATGACCCACTTGTCGTAGAAAAAACCTGGCCGAAGCCTACCGTAGTCGTACTATTACCCATATTCATGAAGGCATTTGTACTCTGCGGGAAACCTCCGCCTTGAGTAAAGAAATAGCCAAAACCGTTATTGCCGGTGCTTTTTATCCATACCCACATTGAAAGTGAGTATGTGGTTGATACTCCTGTTGTGTAGCTGGTTGTGATTTGATCCGTCGTACTGCTACCTAACGTGTCAAACCCGCGCGCGGCATAACAATTAGGCGCAATCAAAAGCGCGAGGGTGAGGAAGGCGGCTAGAAGTGTGCGTCTTACTCCCATAGCTCGACCCACCGGCAAACCGGGCTCGCCGCTAAAGTCCAGCCAGAAGCATTAAACGTGACCGCGACAACCGAAACCCCGTCCGCCGTGGGAGTCGCGCTTAAAGTTGTCTTGTTCACCACATACACATCGGCAGCAGACCACGTTTGGCTCACTTGCGTATCCCCCGTGAGAGTTGCTGCCGAGGGCGATGAGCCGGCCGCCACATTCGCATCGGACGGCGTATATTTCATAACTCCGCTTGACGCGTTCGCAAGGCAATAGGAGACCAGCTTGAATGTGCCGCTTGACGGAATTGACGGCGGCATCTGAAAGCGCATTTCAAGAACGGGACTTGCCGCGAGAGAGGCCACAACCCCCCATCCCGCGTCATGCGGGGCGGCATTGCCGCCGCCACCTGAATAGACAGCGGGAAACAAATTTCCGGCCGTGTCACTCGTGTAATACGAAGCTGGCGTAACCATCGCAACGCCGCCAGCGGGCACGGCCGCCCATGTCCCGTCACCGCGCCAGTACGTGCTCGAACTTGCGCTCGTGCCGCTATTGAGATTTGACACCGGCAGGTTTCCTGTGACGCCGCTCGCCAGGTTCACAAGCCCCGTCAGAACCGCTACGTTGTTCACGTACAATCCGGCTGCGTTAAGCGTGCCGGCACCCTTGTCGCCACCCGTAACGCTTGGTGTCGTCATGCCTCCATCGGCATTGAAACGGAACACTTCAGCCATAGTTGCCGAACCGTTCGGCGTCGTCGAAATCGTCACATAGCTCCCGTTCGCGCCCACACTCCAATTCTGATTTGCGAAAAGCTGAAGCGATGCCTGCGGCCCCACAACGGCTGTGCCGTTGTAGCCGAAACCGTTAAAGCTCCCGATTAAATCGCCCGATTGCAGTGTTGTCGGCGAAGCGTTCGTACCGTCCCAACGCACAGCCGTATAATGAGCGGCTGCACCGAAAGCATCCAGTTCATCGCGGGCCACGGTTCCATTGGCGTTGCCGCCTTGCCGCACCGTACCGGTTTGCGCCGTCGGCAGCGCAGCGGAATTCAGGTTAGCCACTGCGATGCCGTTGACAGTAAGGGCGCCGAAGGTGACCGACGACGTTGCGCCAAGCCCCAGATCGCCGCGGGCGGTCGCAGTGTTATTGAGCGCAAGATTGATGGTCCCGCTCGATACTGATCCTGTCACATCCCCTGTGATCGCCGAGATCGCACCGTTGAATGCGGTAACGAGATCGTTATAGATTTTCTGAAACTGCGCGCGCATCGTCGCGGACGAAAGCGGCGAGTTCTGCGCCGGCACCGTTGGATCGACCGTCGGAGTCGTGGCCCAGCTTGCCTGGCTCAGAAACACGGCCAGCAGAAAGAGGAATGCAGCCCCGAAGCGATTAATTCTTTTCATCTCACTTCCCTTTCTTTCCGATAATCACCCCGAGCCCGTCGATGCCGTCGATCGGCACGACTTCGGCTTTAAGCCCTGTGGTTTCCTCGATCACATCGGCCAGATGCTCGGCTTCAGCGCCCGGCGGCCCGACAAACAGACCGTCGTCCTCTTCGCTATCGACCGCGCGGTCCTCGAATTGCGAATCCCATTGCCCAACCTGAAAAGCATCATCCAGATCGGTCGCCAGCCGCTTGCAATGAAGGTTCGCGCAATAGATCGTGACCTTGCCCGGCTTCATCCCCTGCAACGCATCACCGAGCTTCACGGTCATATCGCCGCCCAGCGGCGCCCATTCATGACGACCGACTTTTTGTTCCTGGGCGGGGGGAGCAATCGTCACGTCGACCGGCTTATGCGCAACGCTTGCCGCATGCAGCGATCCCGCGAGCGCGACCAGCCCGATTGCGTAATTGATCTTGTGATGTTTATCCAAAGGCATTTTCTTTCTCCCTTAGCCGATCTCACCGCCGGTTGCTGTTGATCCACTGCTTCCGCCAGGGAAATACCCGGCCGCTGTTGCGCCGTTGATATTAATCACCCCATTTAATTGGACGCCGTACTGCACAGCCGTTACGCCCGAGAAACCCGACCATGCATAGCTCGGAGCATAAAGCACGCCACAATTGCTCGCATTGGCGTATGTGCCAAAGGTAAGGCTTGAGCTGCCCGTCGCCGTGATGCTGCCGGCATTGATCGTGCCGGCCGGCCCAACCGCGAAATGATCGACCGCGGCGCCGCCGGTAACATTATAATTATGTTGCAAGGTCGCTATCGAGCCATTCTTCACATCGACATGGCTGCCCGTTGTCGTGCCGAAGACAATCGCACTGCCGATATCGATTTGCGCGTCCGCATCAAGCCCGATTGCGTCGCCACTCGAATTTTGCACCTGAAGATTCGAGATTGCGATCCCGCCATCATTGCAATTGACGCCGCCGGTTATGACCGTATTGGAGGAAGTCCCAGTATCTCCCACAATCGTAACGGCGTTATAAGGACCGCCTACCCATGGCCCTTTGACATTTACTCCCGAGTAGCTCCCCGTCGCATTGAGTTTGATCGTCACCGTGTAACCGGCCAGATCAATCGTGCTCGCGATAACATTCACGGCATGCTGAATCGTCTGCCACGGGCTGCCTGACGTTCCATCGCCCGTGCTATCGTTGCCCGAAGGCGTCACATAATAGGTCGTGTTTCCTGTCAGTGCCGTGCGGCTCACCACCGCCGGCGCGAGCTGCGGAAGCTTGTAATTGATGAACGGAGCGGCGCTGGCTTTGGTGATATTGCCGGAAGTGATCGTGGTCGCGCCGTTCGCGACCGTCACAACCCACAATCCTGTAAATCCCGCATCCGCCGCCGGCGTCGTCTGCGTGCCGGTCGTCGCGGCCGTCCCGGCCTTCACGCTGATTGTGCATTGCCCTTTACGGGTCGTGTTCTGTGAAACACCAGTATTGCTGGGGCCGTTATAAGCAACCGCGGGATTGGAGGAGTTGAAATAAGGAAGGACCGTCGAGTCAGTATCGACGTCCTGGTATGCGGCCTGGATGAGATAATTGATCGACTGGCCGGTTGTCGGCGGAGCCGGGCAACTGAGCGTCGTGTTATCGAGAACGATGCCCTGCTTGACGATCTGGTGCGCTGTATCGGATGAAAGATCGCCATAAGCCGTGCTGTCGAGGTTTTCGAGAGCGTAGATCGATCCGGCGGCGACGATAACATGCAGATCCGCCGGCGAGTTCGGCGTGCAGTTTAACCCATCGACCACCGTTCCCGTGCCAAGAATAGCCTGCAAGGCCATCCCAAGCGCGGTCATAATAAAGCGCTGCGTGTTGAGAAAATCGTCTACGAGGGCGATTTCGCCTGTATAGGCAATCTTTCGATCCATGCACGCTCCGGGTTTCGCCCTCCCCCGGAGGTGTCGATTATTTAATCCTATTGCGGCAAATTGTCCACTTCGTTTCTGTTAATTCTAATCGGACAGCCTTGTCCACATCGTCGTTCCAGCCGCCTTCACAGAGTCAACGGTCGCGTAAATATCAGCATCGGTTACCGCGCCCTGAATTTGGCTTAGCGAACACAACGACAGATATGGCGCTCCCCACCCTGCATAAGTCGAATTCCAGCCAGCCACGTTAGGAATACCCGAAGAGCCCGGCCGATAGGCCGTGATGAAAGCCTGCGCGTTAAGCCGCAGCGATCCCCATGCGCCTGCCGTGTTCCATGCAAACCCGCCAACAGTTCCACCCCAGGCACCGGTATCAGCAACCCGCCACGGCTCGAAAATGATCGGCGTGCGGCCGGTCAAATTCACCAGCGACGCGATCATGCCCGGCCTGGTCGCCTTCGGCCTCAGTAGAGTAGCCAGAATGCGCGCGCGGAACGGCGCGTCCAGCTCACTATGCCGCCGCGGCAGCGCAGTGCCGAAATAATCGTATGAAATCAAGTCGAGAAAACCGTCCGTCGCTGTGCCAATCCGCGTTTGGTCCTTCGCATACTGGATCAGTGAATAAACCAGCGCCAAAGCCCAAGCCGGGCCTGAAAGAAGCGCATCCAGCACCGGCGTGCTGTCGGGAAACCAGCGGCGCGGCAGAAGCGCTTTAATGCGCCCAAGAATGTCCTGCGCATCACCCGTCGCCATCCAATGTCCTAACTAATCGTAACCGTGCCGGCGATCACCTGATTCTGCGCATTGGCCGCGATATCGCTGGTGCCACTGTTCAGCGTCACAGCCGTGACGTTGACCACCCCGGCCACGCCATACGCAACCGCCGCAAGCTGCGTGTACGGCAGTCCAGCGCCGAGCGGCAAAGTATTAAGGAAATTCGTAACCGCCAGCCCGACATTGCCCACAACCGTCGGATGATCGAGCCCGGCCGCCGAGGTAATCGTCATGTTCACATTGGCATTCACGAAGACCGGCGCAAAAACCGCGAACCGAATGCCCAGCGCGCGTGTGTTATCGATGGCCGTGCCGACCGTGTTTAAAAGGTCCGATGACGGCGCGGAATCGCCGTCTGAAACGACTACATAGAATGAGCCTGGATCATAGGCGCTGCTGTAGTCGTAATTCTCCGTGATCGTTTCCTGCAGCCCCTGCTGTACATTGGCAATCGCCGCCTGAATGGCCGTCTTTGTCGCCTTTGCGAGCGAAGCAATAAACAGAACAAAACGCGCATAGAACGAGGTGTCGACCTCGGCATCCAGGCCGTTCGTGAACGCCGATGCATTCGTGACCGTATCGACACCCGGAATACCCTGGCCCATCGAGGTGATCGTATTCGCCAACACATTGCCAGCAGAGCCGGCCGCGTTCGCCATCACGCCGACCGTAAGCGTTGCCGTGCCGATCGAAATTACATAGCCCCCCAAACCGGCGTTATAGGCCGGGTTGCTGGGGTCGGTGACCACGGTAAAATTCTGCGTGCTGTCCGCACTCTGCAACTGCGTGCCAAACGGCACAATCGATTGCGTCGTCGTCGTAAAGCGCGTGAACGTGACATTGCCCGTCGCTGCGACGGCCGCCAGACGCGCGAAACCGAAATCAGCCGCCCAGCTATCCGCGTCGGCGCCCTTGCTTGTATTGAACCGCGTGAGCGTAAGCACATAGACGATGAGGCCCTGCAGCCACAGCGTCATGCCGGCGATTGCCTCTATGATCGCGCGCAGTACAGAGCCGACGGTGAAATTCAAGAGAGCCGTCGATTTCGCCTGGATCGCCGCGACCATGTTGCGGACCAGGTCTGAGAAAGCCAATGTCGCCAGACTAGCCATTTGCACCTTGCGCCGTCACCGGCAAATTGAGCACCACCGGCTGGCCGGAATCGGCTTCCGTGTATTTGATGTCTACGAACATCCCATTAGGAAATGACGCCACCCCGATATCCGGCGGCGGATCGCGCACAACTGATTCTTCCAGATACATCTGCCCCGTTACGATGCTATCGATCGTTGCGACGTCGAAAGGATCGCCGATCTTTGCCGGTAGGCCTGCCCCATAATCCGGCTGCCAGATGTAATCCTTCTGGTTCGTCAAGAGGCGACGCAACACGCGCTGGCCGCTCGCGTCCACGCTATCCGCAGTGAGCAAATCGCCGTTCGCGCTCGCCACAAGATCACCCCCGAACGCGTGCCAGACTTCCATGTTAATTCGCCTTCAGGATTTGTGTCTGATGCGCGGCCGTGATTTGCTGATCCGGTATCGGACTGCCCGCATGGGTGTGGTTGTTGAACAGCGGAACGAACGCATCCGTGATAAGCTTGTGCAGCGTTCCGCCCAGATTGCCCACGTCGATTTCAGCCCCACTATGAAGAGTAACCTTCTGGTTATTCATGAATTTCAGGTATGGGCCAGCCTTATGCACCACCCAAAACTCACCTGATTGAACCGACAGTGGCTGCGTTTTCGCGCTATAGAAGCGATTGACGATAAATCCAGCTTCCTTGCCGCCTTGCTGGAAATGCACCTCGACAACGTCGCCGATCGACGGCGGCGCGTAGAAGCCCCAGCCGTTACCGACCCATATTGTCGTCACCGGTAAATAGCCGGTCATTATCCCTTCCGGCTGCAACTTCACGCGCGCGGCGTAGCGGTCAGGATCGTAATTCGTGACTATGCCCATCCGCGGCAATGTCACCTGAGACACCGCGCGCTGCGCTTCCTGCCGCATCTGATTGCGAAGGCGCCCCATCCAGCTCATAGCAGTATTGTGCTCTGTGTCGAATGGTTCTTGGCGCGGAATTCCATCGAATAGCCTTCCGTCACCGACATGCGCCTTGTGACGCTATCGAGATTGTAAAGCTGATCCCAGCTCGTGCCCGTGCCCACGAGCTTTATGAGCGACCGGTTATTGAGCAGATTGTCGGCCGGCAATGTGCCAGCAATCACCCGCTCATGTTTCGTGATGTCCTCGGCTTTGGCCGCTGCCCATTTGTCCGCCTGATCCTTCGTCAAATTCGGCGGATAGAAGGTATAGACCTGCGCCGTTCCTCCCACCCTCTGGCTTTTGTTTGCCTGATTGCGGTGATTTTCGGCCGTGATGACCGTTTCCTGCGCTTGGTTCCAGCTCTGCACTCGCACGATCACGTCTTTCGCGAGCGTCTCGCTGCGATGCAGTTTCAGGCTTTCGAAATTCGCGACGCGGTTGCCCTGGCCCAAATCAGACCATAGCAGCAAATAGGGATCGGCCGTGTCCGGTACCGGCGGCTGAAAATTAAGCGTCTGCCCGGAAACCCAAAGATCGTAGCCTTCCTGCTCGGCCAGAAACATGAGCAGGTCCCACTCGGATTGATCCTTCGTCATCCTTGTGTGGTAATATTCGTAATAGCCGCCGACCCGCTGCTTCGTCGGTTCCACCGACGCCTTCATGCCATGGCGCGCGGCCAGCTTGACCGCTATGTCGCTCGCCTTCTGGTCCTGAAAATGCTCGGCGGTCTTGACGTCCAGAAACCGCGCCGACAGATCGCGGCCCGACAGTGTAAGCGTCTGCCTGACGAGATCAATTTCGACTTCATCAACCTGGCCGTAAATCAGCGAATTCTTTTGCGTCGAGACGCCTGATTCGTCCTTGAAGCCCGCGAAAATTTCGAGCTCGTCATCGACCGAATCCCCCCAATACGCAATGCCAAGATCTGGCGGCAACCGCGCAATGGATGCTGCAATCCGGAACGTGTCGGAAGCAAAATGACTTGCGTTCGTGACCTCGAATTCCGTCCAGCCCGTCAGAATGTCGCTCTGATTGACGAAAATGCTGCCATACGGCCTCCGGAGGCGACTGCCTTGGCCCTGAAGATCGGAGATGGCCATTTAAAGCACGAGCACGCCGCCGCCGGCCTGCGCATTGATGGAAGGGATTTTGAGGGTTGTGACGCCCGAGAGTACGGGATCGAGGAGATCGTTAAGCTGGGCGATGCGATTCCATTGCGTCGCATCGTTTAGCTGATCGAGCGCAATATGATAAAGATCACCACCGGTTACAGTAATTGTTTTCACGGCTCACCCGCCTAACTCCCGGCATTTGCCACATTCACGGACGTCCGGCCGAGCAACGCCTGAATTTGATAAAGCTGACCCAATTGCTGAAACGCCGTCGCCTGACCCGATAGAGACGCCGCGATCGATTGCGGACCCAGGCCGCCCACTACCCCCGCCACGCTCCCTGCGTTCGCCACCACGCCGTTCAGCGAATTCAGCCTGCCCGTCACCGCCGATTGTGCGACCGACAATGCAGTCTGCACCTGAATAAGCTGCGAAACCGGAGCGCCAGGGAAATTGTTCACTATGCCCACGGCGGCCGAGACACCCGCCAGGCCTGCCGACACATCCGCCATGCTGAGGCCGGTGCCCAGAACTCCGGCACCCGTCACATCCGAATTTATTGCAGCGTTTATATCGCCGGCTAGCGATGCGATCGGGACGCTCAGATCCTGCAGCACCGTGCAGACAATCGAATAAGGAATTTCGAACGGCTGCTGAAACTGCGCCTTGAAATCCCTTACGACGACTAGATACCGCCGGCTCGACCACGCCAAGGTTATCGGTTGACCGTCGACCCGCAGCGAATCCGCCAGCGCTGCGCGCGTCTCGGCCTGGTCGCCCCGAAAGCGCCCGGACCAGCGAATATCGTCATCGTCCCGGCCCATCGCGTCGATCACGCGATCACCGCCTACCAGCTTGCGCACGACAAGCATTTGCTCGCCGCCGAAATTAATGCTATCCGGCACCTCGAAGTCGCTGAAAAGCAGCGGCCCCAGCGTCAAGAGCACAGGCATCAGTAACTGCCAAGGGCTCCATAGCCCGGCATGTAAGGCGTGGCGCGCAAGTCATAATCGTTGCCCGTCGAAGGCATCTTCGCCAATCCCTCGACCTGATATTTCGTCGTACTGTCAGCCAAGACACGCCCGTCAAGCTTGGTCACGTTATTCAGCGTGAAGGACTGTTGCTTGGGCGGCGGCGCTGCGGAACCTACACCGAGCAAATCCAGCGCGCCATTTGCGGCCCAGGCCCCAAAGTCGCCGCCGTGCAACCCCTTGCCGATAAACGACAACGTGTTGCCGATTTTCTGCCAATTATCGTTTATCGCCTTCAGTATGCCGGACAGAATTTGCAGCCCGCTATTGACCGCGGGAAGCAAGTCTGTACCGATATTTTTCATCAGCGTAGCCCACTCGGCCGTCAGATTGACGAGCTGGCCGTCCACGGTCTTCTTCGCCACATCCACTGATGCGTCAATGCCGAGCGCCTTGTTCCATGCATCGGCCGATCGGTGAATTGCGCCGCCCTGGCGCTCGATGATTGAAAAGAGATTGCCGCCGGTGCTTCCGAACAGCAGCGCATTTTCCCGCGTCCGCTGTTCCTGCGTGAGATGGTTCTTTTCGTAAAACGGAAGGATGTATTTCTCGTAATAAGCCACGGGGTCTTTTGCGAACAAATCTGCTTCAACCAGCGGATTTCCCTTGAACCGCTTGATGCCGCCCAGCGAATTCCACTCGATTTGACTCTGATCCCACGCACCGATCTTCACCAGCTCGTGCGCCGCCTGATTGGGCAGCCGGATAATTCCGTTCATCCGGTTATAGGCCGTCCGCAGCGCGAAACCTGCCGTGCTTCCCTTCAATTCCTGAATTATCGGCTCGAATTCGCCGAACAAGGCCGCATCCGAAAGGTTCGCCGCGGCCGATGCGCCCCGTGCGCGAAACTGCCGGTACTGCTCCCAATCGATGTTCCCCCCCGACGACCGGATTGCCTTAAAGCCGGCATTCGCGATCTGATTGAACCGTTCCGGATCGTTCAAACCGCCCTGCATGTCGATGAAGCGCAGCATGGCCTGTGCCGAGCCGTGCATCTTCGATGCACTCGCCTCGTCGAGGGCCTTGCTGATGAAATCGATCTTCGCCAGCAGCGGCGCCGACATCTTCGCGCCGCGCAGCGCCTGGTCTTCCGAAAGGCCAGATTCCCGGAACACACCTTGGGCCTCGTTGACGAGACGCATGGCCTCCGTGGCGCTCGTGCCAATCACCTTCATGTTCTCGGCAAAGGACTGCGCGTCGCGGTTTGTCTTGTCGCTCATGCCAAAGAGAGCGAATTTCGCCACCTCGACCTGGAATTTCCTTGCCTCGTTAATTCCCGCCACCATCGCGGCCGTCACGCCAGCGACCGCAACCGCCACGGCGCCGAGCGCAACGCTAAATCCCGCCGCCGATTTATCGGCAACCTCGAATTCCTTGGCGATGCGGGTAAGTTCGGTCCCAATCAGGTTCGTAAGGACGACGGATACGCCGATTTTGTATGCGTCCGTCATTTGATTGGCACCTTTGTTTTTCCTCCCGACAGGAAGGCGGCGTATTCAATCCCGATCTCTTCCCTGATTTTCGGTTCCAGCTCGAATGCTGCCCCGCCTAATGTGCTGCGCGGCGGCATCTTCGAGGTGCCCAGCTCCAGCCAGAGCAAAATATCGCTGTCCGAGCCAACATGACCTTCATTGCCGATAATTTTATGCTCGATCGAATCCCGCGTTGCGCCGCTGCGCAGTAGTGGATCGTCCGGCGTATAGCCTTTCGCTATGCGATCCTCGATCGTCGCCGGACTCAGAGGTGCCCAGGCCTCAAACGGGCCCGCCTGCTCCTGATATTCGCCGAATTTTTCTTTGGCCCGGTGTTCGATCTGCACGCACGCCTCTTCGAGGCACCCATGCTGCAAAATCTTCTCCTTCACACCCAACGTGATCAGATGCTCGGCGAACGCCAGAAAGCCGGTGAATTCCCTCATGGCTGCCGATCCTGCCACCGCATCCGCCGCCAATCCCAGGCGTTTCCTTCGAACTCTCCGAAAATGATCGCGTAGGCCAGCCTTTCACCTTCATCGAGACTGAAAGCAACGTCGAAAGGCACCCCATTTTTGACAAGCCAAAGACAGGCCCGCAAATCGGGATGCTCTACCCGTTTTTTATTGCGTCCTTTATTTGATCTGGCGTCTTGTCAGTTTCATAAAAATTCTCGACAATTCCTTGCGCGACGGCATTAAAACCATCGTCGTCGAGACGATCGAGAAGCGCTTCAAGTGCAAGCTTCGAAGCCGGTCGCGGCACGGCATCGCCATCTATCGAAATCACGCCATAAGCCAATGCTGCAAGGCCGACATACCTGTCATTGGCCGACAATTCAGGCCCAACCAGCTCCAGAAGCCGCATGCGGTCCAGCGTCTTAACCTTGCGCACTTCGATCTTGCGGCCTCGACTGTCAGTAACCGTGATCGTTCGAGGTTTTGCAATCTCCTGGCCTGGCGTCTCACCCATGACCTCTCCTAGCTCACACGAATCTTCTGGGAAGCCATGCCGGTGAGCGTCTGCTCGACCTTCTTGTCGCCAGAGAAATCGCCAGCCTTGGCAAGCTTGAGCACGACACCGGTATAGCGCCACTGGCTCACGCTGCCGTCCTGCTCGCGGATCGTCTCGAAGATCGTGCCCCCGACCTGGTTGCCGCCCGCGTAATAGGCGGCCTCAAACTGGGCCCAGAAATTGTCGACCGTCGCGTCCATGCGGTCGATCTTGACCGAAATCGACCAGCCATCCGGGATATAGCCGTATTGCGGAATACCGCTCAGCGGCTTCGATTTAAGCTCAGCGACAATGGGATCTGCCGTGAAATCCGTGATCCCCGGCACGTTCAACTGCCCGTTCGGCGTCTGAATAACGAGCGCTACGTCGCGGCCGATGGTAAAATTATTCACTGGCATTTATGGCTCCGGGGTTAGGCGGCTTGCTGACCGACAAGGCGCACCGAAACCGTCTGGCCGCCTTCGAGGTTGACGAGAAAAAACCAAACGATGCTCAGATATTTCACCTGCACGTCGGCCTGCATGTAGCCGAGAGCCACGCGCGCATCCGGATTATTGTTCTTGTCGATCTCGACCGAGAACGGCGGACCGCCGTTCACATCGCCGATCATTGGGCCGCCGGAGCGCGTCGGATCGGCCAGGTTCCAAAGGAACGAGTCGAACGCCGCTTTGACCTGCCGGCGCAGGCTCACCGTCTGCGGCTGGCCGATTGCAAAGCCGAATGCACCCGCAAAGGTGAGGGCAAGGAAATTCGTCATGCGCGTGTAATTGTCGCCGTTGCGCGTGGGATCGCTCGACCCGTTGCGCCCCGTCCTGAAGCCGTAATAGGGGCCACCGGGGCACGGATTGGCGACCACGTCGAGACGCGCCTGCGCAATCGCGCCGATTTCCGCCGTGGTATAGGGCTGGTTTTGGGAGTTGCGCTGCGTGCCGACGACCGCCGGCAACTGCTTGTTGAGCGTAGAGAGGTGAGGAGCTAGCGCGGCGATTTCCGCGGCGCAGAACGTCGCCGGCGACATAAGCCGCAACACACCATTGACCGTGTCCTGCCAATAGACCCAATCGCCGACTAAAGGCTTGACCGAAGGCGTATCGACGCCAGCCGAACTTAAATTGCTCGATACGGTGCTGTAATTCTGGCCGGAAGCTCCCGGCAGAGGAATGTAAACACCTTCGCTATCGGCGAAAGTCGCGATATTCGACCATTGGGTGTTGTCCGTAAGATCGATCAGATTTGCGACCTGCACGCCAGACCCGCGAAGCGCGTACATGCCCGTCCTCGAAGACGGCAAAGTTGCATCCGCACCGACAACCGTCGAATCCGAAACACTACCCGCGCCGTCGGCGCCGCCGGAAAACGACCGCGAACCGCTGGCCGGTGCCGCCGTCGAAGATCCGACCGTCGCCACGCAAAGCTGCGATGGTGGACGAAGGCCCGTTTGGCCGCTATTAATCGCCGAGACGATATTGGCCCAAAGCGTGGCGCCGGAACCCGAAATATTATCATAGACTTCAGAGGCATAGCCCGGACGGTTGATCGTCACCTTCGTGGTGCTGGCCTTGGTGCCGGAGCCAACGATTGCAGAAAGCGTGTTGCCGACCACACCCGTGTAGTAAGCCGTCAGGGTGGCTCCGGTCGCAGAGCTGCCGTCAAGCAACGTCGCCGTCGCAGCCGCATCCGTGCCGTCCGTCACCCGCACCGCGCGCACGTTATTGGCGCCGACCTGCGAGGAGATCAAAATTGCGGTCGCGAGATCGTATTTGCGGAAGGTCACCGGCCCGAAGGTGTCGCCCACCGCCAGAACCGGACTATTGACCGGTCCCCACGAACCCGCACCGACCAGGCCCAGAATATCCGTCGGCACGCCGTTGATGAACCGTGTCTGCGGCGTGACTTTCTGAATATAGACGTCAGGAGCCGTGAGCGCCGCCGTATTCAGCGCGCCGAGATTATAAATGGGCATACTGTCTCCGCTGGATTAAGAGGAATTATTCGGCGTCTGCCGTCTTCACCACATGACGGGAATTATCGCCTTTCAGGATCTCATCCACCTTTTCAGGCTCTTTTATCTTGTCGCCCCGCTGAAAATCGCCAAACGGCTCGATTACGGTAAGGTGCATGAAATCCTCTCAGGCTGTGATGGTGAAATCGTTGACGTTCGCAAAAGGCGCGATCACCTGCGCGACCTGTTTTGAAATCGTGGTGCCGTATTCGACGGTGTAATTCAGATCGCGCCGGTAAAGCGCTTCTTTTTCCAACATGTCCGTCACCGGCGAATTCTTGTAAATCAGCCGCGCGCCGAAACCATCCGGCATGCGAATAAACCGTTTCTCCGCAAGAGCCGCATCCACCGCCGCGCCGAGCACGTCGCGCAGCCCCGGCGTCGGCGTCCAGACCGTAATCTGAATCACCCGCTCCTGCCGGCGCACCTCGCGCGCCACGGTCCCGAAACCGCCCACACGGGCGGCCTGGAGCCTGCCTGACGGCCCTATCGCAATATCCTGCCCCGATGCCGCGGTACCCGGAATATCGGCACCGACGAGCCCCGCAAGGGCCGCGGCGACCGATTGAAGCGTGTCGCCTTTCTGAACCGGATAGACGTAAAATTTCCCATTAACCCGCAGCGCCACGTTCTGGGGCACCGAAACGCGGCCGCCGACCGTAACCACCGTCACGGCACCGCTTACATCCCAATATTCGCGAACCGCATCCCAGAGCGCGCCGTTCGCGTCGAACACCGTTGCGCCGCCCGCCAGATACCGAACCGACAGTTGCAGCGTCGGCACTGGATCGAGCGTCACATATTCATTTTCAGGATAGCGCGTCGTGTTGCGCTCATCCTGCCTTGGAAAAACCGTGATGTGGCTTTTCTTGTTCGCTAGATCCTTTGCCAGGTTGTCGGAAGCCGGCCAGCCCGCGTAAATCACCACATCGGTGCCAGAAACACTTACCTTGCCCGGCACGTCCCATTGCTTGTTCGGGGCGTCCCAATAAAGACCGGCGTCGTACTGCGCCTGCGCCGCGAGTAGCACCTGATCGATATCCCGGTCGTATTTCTCGCCGCTATCCCAGGTTTCGCCATCCACGTCCCAATCAGGGAGCGGCGGATACACTGCGCGCGCGCATTCCTGCACCAGCACGTTGAGCACGTCCCCGATGTCGGCCATCCTGCCTCTCCGCAAAAGCGCGCATCAGCAGTTTCAGCGCCTGCCGCTCATCTCTCTCACAATAGGCCGCCACGAACCGAAACAGCGCAATCACTGCCCGCGTGCGCTTTCGCCCACGCATCATGGCAACGCTTCCATGCAGCTCAACCTGTACCCAAGATCCGTGTGCTCCGCCGACGAAACCACGTAACGATGACCCAGATCGTCGATCAGAATGTCGTCGGCTTCGATGATGATCCCTGAATCCGGCAGCAAGACCGTCCACCACGGACTGCGCGTATCTCCCGGCAAATTACCTTCGCTTCTCTCGCCTTTCGTGCCTTGCAAAATACTGCACGGACGGCGATCGGCCTTTTCCTTCATATTGTCGCCGGTCGTGCCGCCATAGCCGACGGCGCCGGTACCGGTTTGCACCAGAGGCTCGAAGATATTAACGATGCGATTGCACTCCACGGCCAAGATCGGCAGCAGCGGCTGCATCGCCGCGATGAAAAACGTCCCTTGCTGCCCAATAAAATAATCTCCGGACTGCAAATCCTTGGCATCGACGAGCGCGTACCATGTGGCCTTACCGTATTTGTTTGGCCGGCCGTATTTCATGTCCTCGGCATTGAGGGAGACGTAAAGCTCTGCGATTAGATTGCCGGGCTGGTCGAACGCTACTCCGCTGTCCCAGATCGCACCGGGACTATCGTATTGCGTCTGGCTTACTGCGTCCGGGTCGTCTGGCTCATCCCAAGAGCCGCCTTCGTCAAACCGCACGCCGGCCGTGTCGAAATCCCCGACATTGGATTTGTAGCTGATGCCAGAATCATACCGTAGACGCCGGTCGTATTTCTTGCCCGTGTCGTATTTCGGCCGCGCAAGCGTGTGGCCGCCAACCCTGTAAAACCTGTAGATCGAGCCCAGCCTCAGCGCAGCTTGCCCGTATCCCCGCCAGACCCGTTCCTGAATGCGGGCCTGACTGCTGTGCATCGGCCTAAGCTCCGTTAAAATACCCGAGGGCAGAGCATGGCTTGCCGCCCATCTGTTCAATCTGGCGCCTCAGCGCGATATTCGAATTCCGCATCTCATCGAGCCGGTCCTTAGCCACCATGCCGTCGACCTGCAGCACGAATTCACTGCCCTGAACGCAATAAAAGGCCCGCACCACTTCCGGCACTTCCAGAAGCGATTTCACGCGCGCCTTGAGTTTCATTACGCCCTCACGAGCCTCGTCGCCCGCGTGATACCCGGCCCCGGCGCGAAACCCAAAAAGTCGCAAAGCTCGATACGCAGCGCCGTGAATAAATCCCGCCGATCACCTACCTCGCTGCGGTTGCGGCGCCACACGGCGGCCTGATCGGTATCGAGATTACAGGACGCGTCCTGAATTTCCTGCTCGCGTGCGGCGAGATTAGGCAGGAAAAATCCTGTTATCCTGTTTTCTTCTTCAGGCTGTAGATGCGCGAGCCGGTACTCAATCGACATGCCCAGCAAGCTGCGGTCCGTATAAACGAATTCCCGTGCCGGAAATGAAGTCGTATCCCCGCTCACGCTATAGCCGCAATATCGACGAACATCGACGATATTTTGTGCCGTCAGGGCCATTGTTTACGCCTTCCAGAAATCAGGCGTGCTTCCAGCCGTTCTTGATATGCTCGGCAACAGCCGTTGGATGCGCGTGGATGACCTTGTCATCCCGCTTCATTTTCACGAGGCCAGCATGCGGATCATCCGCCGCCGCCTCAGACGAGCCCTCATCCGCTTCCTCCGCGTTTGGGGCTTCCTCTTCTTCGACGTTCCGGTCTTTCCTCGGCATCGCTTCCTCCGCGTTTGGGGCTTAAAAGTGGCCGCAGGGCATACCGTCCACGGCCACTCTTCTTACACCGTCAAATACTAACCGACAACACTGCAAGTATTATCCCATAAGCGTTGCGATATGATTGGGCTTAATGGCATTCGCTCCCCAAGCAAGGGCAACATAATATGCCATCTGGCGGAACTGTTTATACATGGAGACTTCGAAGACGATGCCCGACACAGGATCCTCGACCATCAACACGTCTTCGGCCAGGTCCATAGACTCGCCGTTCGGGCCTTCCGGCATCGCCGGCGCACGAGTGATGAGCTGGATCGCAGACCGTGTGAACGCAACGTTCGGCGTATAGCTGTTGCCGATCGTCATAGCGTTCGCCGTCGGCACGTCCACGATGGTACCGGGAGCGCCCAGCACAATAGTGCCCGGGGCCGTAACGCCGGTGTTCACAACGAACTTGTTGTTGCTGTCCGCCGCGAAGGTGACGACGTCCCCGGCAAGCACGGTCCCAGAACCCGTCACAAGCGCAATCGAGGTCGTTCCCGGAGGCGAGTCACCGGAGGTCACATAGGACGAGCCGCCGCCCTTCGTTACCTGCTTGATCGAGTTGCTGTTGTGCAGCATGAACCCGTCAAGCGGCACATCGGCAATCTGGCCCGTACGACGGAAAGCATTGCTGCCTTCTTCATTGGCTTTCAGAAGGATCGTTTGCTTGCCGCGCAAATTAGCGACCGCAGCCGAGCCCAACACCAGATGTAAGTCAGTCTGCGGGCAACCGTTGTCGTCCAGCAGCTTGCGGACGTTTGCGCTATCCGAAAGATCGCCAGCCGTCGCAAACGGCGTGGTCGCAGCCGTGCCATAGGCCCGCGACGCGGTCTGATAAGCCGCGTTGAACAAATCCGTCTCAACCAGATTGGCCAGCGTGCGGAAACCCTGCGCAAACTGCTCGCGCAGCACACGCTCATAAGTTCCCGTGCTCTTGAAGCCCTTCTGCTGTTCGCCGTTCCAGCGGATCGGCACCATCTTCGATTTCTGGATGGTCATCGACACGTTACCGACCGTCTGGTCGCCAGTATCCGGCGGCGTCACGGCGGGCGTCACGTCTTGTGCGGTCTGCGCCTGCGTGACCGGCACCAGGATCGTCTCGTTGAGCGCGGCGCGCTCTGCGGAACTATCCCTCGAAACGGCCGGAATGAAACCGATCATCTCGCGCGAGACGACGTCCAGCGCTTCATAGATCGTGGGTATAAGGTTGCTCAAAGTGTTAGCCAAAGTACTTCTCCATCTGGTTAAGGTTACGATCAGAACAAAAGGCCGCAAGCGACCAAACTCCGATCCCCATCCAGGTTTCGGACTTGACTACCTCATTGTATTGCGGAATAACCTATGTAAACCGCCTTAAACAACAAGGGAATCTTATATGCAACAATTCAAGCAATGCACAGCGGAAGGCTGCGCACGAAATTCTCACAGGTCAATGAACGGCAAGCTCGGATATTGCTCCATGCATTACCAGCGTTTCAAACGAACCGGCGATCCCCTCAAAACGAGACCAATTCCCTCACCGGCACTTGATTGTATCGAAGCAAATAAAAACTACTCTGGAGATCAATGCCTGATTTGGCCTTTTCACATCGGCAAAGACGGATATGGGCGCGTTCACCATCCTGAGACTTACCACCTGACAACCGCCTCTCGCCTGATATGCATAGCTGCACATGGCGAACCGCCTTCACCTCAACATGAAGCCGCACACACTTGTGGAAACGGAAATAAAGGTTGTTTTTCGCCAAAACATCTTTATTGGGCCACCAGCGCTCGCAACCATGCTGACAAAATTCTTCACGGCACCTCAAATCGCGGCACTAACCAAGGGTCATCGAGACTTACCGAAAACGACATACTCACCATCCGCCATTTCTCTCAAAACCAACGGCAAATGGACATTGCGAAAAAATTCGGCGTTTCGCCAAGCCACATCGCCCACATAAAAGCTGGGCACGCATGGGGCTGGCTCAAAGAGTACTGCGTCTGGCCGCGACAACCCTAATCGCTAATCGCAGTTCCTGCCTTCATCGCAGCCATGCGGTCAGCCGCACTGAGCGCGTCGAACTGCGCGCGCGTCATCTGCTTCTTGCCGCTGTTGCCGCCGCCGGAACCGCCAGCACCGCCGCCCGATCCTCCAGACCCCTTCAGGATGTTGTCCCGATTGGGATAATGGCTGACGAGGATTTCCAGTGCTTCGTCGAACTCAGCGATCTCACCCGGCTTGGCGAGGCTATAGACGCGGTTTCCCGCAGCGTCTTTCGCCACAATCTTGCCGTCCTCGATATCGAAATTGCTGCCGAACCGCGCTTGCACGAGATCGACAGGAATTGCGAGTTTCTCGCCGATATATTTCGACCGGCCAAACGCCATGCCGATGCGTTCCTGCTTCAGCTCGCTCCGCAAGCTGTCGCGTTCCGCCTCGACCGGCTTATGCTTTTTCTCCAGGGCTTTAAGCTGCTCATCGAAAGCAGATTTCGCCTCGGCCTTGATCCTCTCGACCTCGCCGGCATCCACCAGTCGCTTGTCGTCCAGGTTCTTGACCGTCTCAAGAGCCTTCCGTGCCTTCTCAGGATCGTCAATCCCTTCGAACGCTCTCAGTTTTCCTTCCGCCGCTTCCTTGGCTTCGCGGTGAGTCTTCGACTCGCCGTTCAGCCTCGAAATCGTCGCCAAAGTCGAAGGATAATCGAAGGCTATTTCACGGTTATTGTCGTCAACATAAACAGGCTTATTGTCCTGAACGACAACATGGCCCGCGTCATCAAGCTTCAACTTCATCGGCACTCACTTCCTCAGCCATCCGGCTGTCACTGGGATCATCCGATCCCTTGGCCGCCGCTTCGCATCCGCGCTGCGGCTTAAACTTGCAGAACCAACTATTTTACCCACGCCCACGTACGAAATGCTTGCAAGCCGCAAACATATGCAGGGCTAATCCCATAAATATGCGCAATTTCTATCTGAGTCAGGACACCACGTAACGCCCTTATTTCCCTCACATCCTTCTCAGTTAGCTTAGCCGCCCCATGACGCTGTCCCCGATTATGCTTATTGTGAATAAGCTTATCGGCTTCATTTTCCTTTTTACTTGCCCACCGCAAATGGGACGGATTAACGCATCCGTCATATCCATTTCCACATGAATGCGCTGCATGCAACGACCTCAAGCTAGGCTCTCCATGAGCCAAAATACAGATAGCTCGATGCGCCGCTGTTATTTTCTTGCGAAATTGAACCCTGCCGTATCCTTCGGGCCCGCGAGCAAATGGCCAAATCAAGCACTCAGCTTTATCGTATCCAGCGTGTTCTAAAAGCCATTTCTGACACTTACCATTTGCATTCGCCGGCAAATCGGTTGACCCAAACTTTTGCCAACGTGTGTAATGCTTCCTGCACCACCCGCGCGTTCCTCTCGCTTCCGGATGAGCGTTACCATTGCAATCAGCCACAATACATGATTTGAATAAAACAGCCATTTCGAACCTCCCTGTTCGTTTTGGTTAGAAGCCTCAGCGCTCGACAAAGCGTCTGGGGCTTCGTTGTGTTTAAATGTTAATGTTTTCTTTCCTTTGTGGTTCGCGTGAAGCCAATTCTTTATTCGCTTCAACTATTTCCGCATCAACATCTATATCAGGACTCAGAATACCACGGCGCTTCATTTCCGCAAGCAGAGTAGCGTGACTAAGAGACCCATCTCCGCGCATCTCGAATAAGAGCTGCGCCGAGGCCTCCGCCAGCGTCGCCGCGCCGAAATCCCGGTAAACCGTCACATGGCCGCCGGTTTTTTCCCCGGCATACCGCGCCATGAAACCCAGCGCCTGGTCGAGCCCGTTTTCCAATGTCTGCATGATGCGCTGCAGATCGCACATGCTTTGTTCGTTGTCGGCGATCGTCTGCACTTCGGTCGTATTGCCCGGCTTAATAACGAGCAGCTCGGCGCCCGTCTGACGCATGCGGTCCTCGAGATCGAGTAGCGATACTCGCCCGGCCTCAATCGCCTTGCCCGAATGCTCGACGTATTTCAGATCGGCGTCTTTCGACGATGCCTTAATCAGCGCGCCGGCGCCCACTTCCAGCGGCGCTGTGCCTATGTCCTTTGCGAACATCACCGGCACACGCGCGATATGTAAAATCGTCTGCTGGTCTGACTTGCTCTGCCAGTGCTCAACGTTCGCATGCGCGAGCTCAAGCATTGGCGGCACGCCGGCCATGAAATCCTTCCGTTTGCCGTAGATCGGCACGAAAGGAATCACATCGTCGATCGACGAGACCCCGCTTTCGAACTCTGCCCAGCTATCCGCGTCGTCCCCTTTAGCCTTGCGCCAGATCGCCCACCTGCCGGGTTCCAGCACCCGTACCTGTTCGACCTTCTTCGTTTTGAACGGCCCGTCCGGCTCCTCGATGCTTTCGAGAATTCTCAATTGCGAGAGCTGGATGCTTCCGCCAACCCGCTGCGTCTGCCACCCCAAAATCGCGTCATGAGCGACGTGCACGAAATACGGCCGGATCCCTGCTTTCTGCTCGTCTGCGACCGTCCTGACTTCATTGGCCTTCGGCGGCGTATCGACCAGAATTCCGCCGAAACCGTGCGCCAGCGCCTCCACGCAGAGATCGGCGGCGAACGCATGCAAACTGCGCCCCTGCAAATCGATATTCTCAGACCAATCCTTCAGGCGCAGCGGCACGTCCTCGCCAAGCGTCACCTGCTTCGAGAAAGGCTTGCCGGTCATGACAGCGACCGTCCGCTCATATGCCGGGAACAGCGTCGCCGTCGCCAACCGCGCCCGGTAACTCTCAGCATCTTCTGCCGGCCATTGGGGCAAGTACGCCTTACCTGCGGCCCGCATTGCCTTCGTGCCGCCCATCAAGGCATCGATCAGCGGCCAATTCTCGGCCATCTCATCAACGGCCGCCGATGTTTGGCGAACAGCCGAAACCATTCGTTAATTCGCGGCCTTCACCGTGAACGCATTGAGCGCGATATCCGTTGTTGCCGTCGTCGCATTACCGACGACCGCAATAAGAATCGGGAGATTCTCGGCCAACGTCAACGCCGAGGGCGCCAACAAAGCGCCGCCAGCACTGCCATTCTGTGCGCCAGTATGCGAACCGATCTGCGTGTTGGAGCCAGCGGCGCCGTATTTCAAGATGTTGGCGCTGAGCTGCCAGCCTGTCCCATTGGTCGTAACGGCGCCACTGTCGGCAATGGTTGTGCCGCCCGAACCGATAGTCGATCCAACAACGGCCGCCGCTGCACCGACAATAATTTTCACTTCTTTCGTGTTGGTGTTTGAACCGTACGACCCCGACGCGCTTATCGCGACCGCCCGCCCTGCCTGGTCCAGCGAATTTGCCGGCAACGAGTAAACCGCCAAAACTTTATCCGCACCAGTCGCGGCCGGGTTTACGCCAGCACTGGCTTGGGCTGTGAGATTACCCTCCAATCCAAAGGATGCGGTGCCGTTGCCAAAAAATTCACTCTCCGTAGCGGTCATGTTGCATTTCTCCCTGTCCAGTTATTTTGCATTGTCGTTACAGCCTCAGCGGCGCCACGTTCGCAGTGCCCGGCCCGTCTATTAAAAGCTCCGTTGCAGCCCAGACTAGCGCATCGACCCGGTTCGGACTGTCTGTCGACGTCAGGGGGACCCAGGTGACCATTTCGTCTTCGAGCCCGATGAACATGCCCGCATGGTGCATGCGGTCCTGCTCGTAAAGCGCAGCTACCGGCTCCGCGCGCGCCTGCTTGCCGCGCGAGGCGTGCACCAGCTTCACCGGAACGTTCGGGTCGATCGTACGAATGACGTGCTCGACCATCTGGCCGCCGAAATTCGCTTCGGCGACGATCCGATCGGCCTTCAGCAGGTGATAAAGCGCAACCGCCTTTCGGCCCCATGCATCCGGGCTGTAGCGGCCTGATTCATCGGCCAGCACATACCCGTGCTTCTGTCCATCAGCTCCGGCGCCGACCAACCCCACTTCATCATTGCGCGATTTATCCCCCCCTGAAGGATCCAGCGCTACGACGACACGCTTAAGGTCGGGCGCTTTCGCTACCCGCAACTTGTCGATTTGCTCCCGTTTCCACAGCGCCCCCGGCACTTCCGCCTCAAAGGCCTCTTCCGGCGTCGCGGGATATTCCCGCCTGAAATTGTGGACGCCATTCAATTCCGTGATCTTCGCCCTGCGCCAGGCGATTTGATCGAGATCGAGCTTGTAAGCCTCTTGATACGCCGCTTCGTCACGCGTGAGCTCGAAATTCACTCCGACCGGTTTCCGATATTCTCGCTGCCAGAACCACGGCATGAAGACGAGGATGTACTCACCCTCTCCCCGCATTGCGGCCACGCACATCTCGTAAAACAGGCCTTGGCGCCCCGCCGACGTGCTTTCTAATATGATCTCAGTGCCGGGCTCGTCCGGTACCGCCTGCAGCGCACCGGCGACATGCGTATCAGCATTGGGCCAGTAGGCCACCTCAGACCCGTGGAACAGTTGCAGCGTCTCGCCGCGGCCTGTTCCCTTGCTGCCCGCAGTCCCGACCTTGTAGCCGCTGTCCAGGCGATTAAAGACCAGCTCCTTGGCGTTTGAAGCCGCCAGCATCGGCCTTACTACCGCCGGGCAATAGTCGTAAAACCGCTTCGCCATCCCGAAGATGTTATTGGTGGCGTCATCCATGTGCGTGAGGATGAATGCCCGTGTCCCCCGCCGGTTTGTAACCCGATGGAAAAACCGCCCTTCGGTGTAAGTCGATACGCCCTGTTGTCGCCCTTTCAGCGCCAGGGCGCGAACCTTCCCGGTCCGGTGCTTCTGGTCTTCAAGTTTATCGTGAAAGAAATTCTGGGCGCCGTTTAACCTAAGCGGTTCGATTGCACCGCTCTTCGTCCGTATTTTCAGGCATCTCGGGGCGTAATATTCGAAATCATCCCGCAACCGAAGCCGGATCTCCTTCTCCGTCGGCGTCATTCCCTGCATCAAGCTGTTTTAAATATTCTTCGTGCGTCGTCGCGATCATACCGCTGTGCTCCAACGCCTGCGCTGGTTTGCCAAGACCGCGATCCAAAATCGCGCTCGACGCTGCAACGGCTGTGCGCGCATCCTTCGATGCGATCAACTCGCCCAATCTCTTGATCGCAGCCGGACAATAGCTCAGCGCGAGCTTTTTCAGCCGCTCATGTTCCTTATTGCGGCCACCCGGATTACCTGATTTTCCTTTTTCAAATGGCATGATCGAACTGAATCAAAGTTACTTGTGTTTCCAATGCCTTGCTGCAGCGGCAAAATTCGCCTCGCGTCGAACGCTCGCGCTTCTGCTATGCTCCGCTCTCTGAATTTCGGCCATTGTCAATTTCTTGCCCAACGGAACACCCAATGCTTTATGCAGCCTCCCACGATGCGATTTCTTGATATTGATCGACATTCTACCTCGGCTGTTCTGGCTGTCTTCCCAGCCTGCCCATCAGCTCAGCATCCCAGGTTAAGAACACCGCTGAATGCCGGGGTTCACCGACTATCCGGCTACGGCCCAATGAAAACGCACAAAAAACGCCGCAACCCAAAAGGTGGCGGCGAATTTCGCTGACACTAATTCAGCATGCGATATTTATATCATTCAGGATGATGCTGCGTCAATATGAATCCACGAAAAGCCTCAGTAAGTTCCACAACGCGCCGAGAAACGTTTGCCCCGGCTAGTCTCAGCCGTAAGCGTGATTACTGCCAATGCTAACGGCTCTAGAGGGTCTCCGGCCATCGGCGAATCATAACCTTCTACCTCACTAGGCGATACGCTAATAGCCTCATCGAAGCCAACCGTAATACTTTTTTCTGGTTCTATGTAAATCGCTGCGTCGTTGAGCGAATATTGAGCACCATATTTATCCGCTGAATAACTCACCGATACGTTCGTACGAGATCCGGGAGAATCCGGCTTCGTCTTAGTGATATCAACAAACAACGACCCGATATTAACTGCACTCCGGCTATTATTCGTAATTCGAGCGGTCCACCCCGCCTTAAGGGAATCCAGTGTGTTACGAATTGTTGTGCTTATAAATTTTGGATAAGGCAGAGCATTTACGCACACAATGAGGACGTTCTCTTTCTGAGCATCTTCCGCCTCCCTGCTCACAGAGTAACTATCCTTGCTGATGCTGCAGCTAAAAATGCTAACTGCGAGTGCAGCGCCCGAGAACAGCATCGATGCCACCTCGTAGGGCGACGGCAATCTCCTGAGCCTTGGTGAGACACTCACACCGATTATTCTCCAGCGAGCGACGTCTTGTCTGTCACTGGAATTTTCGCATAACCGTAGTGGTGCGCAAGCTCCGCGAGGCCCAAGCGCAATATCGGCAGGCCCGCTTGCGGTATTTCTCCGTTCCGCCGCGCCCACTCGTTCGCAGCCTCACCAGCGATGCACACATAGAACACCACAGACCGCAGCGTCACCGCCACAGCATCCATCGCTTTCTTGTAGCGCCTGAGAGCGTCGACCTGATGATCCGCCTCGAACGTCTGACGTCCGCCCGTCACCCGCGGCTCGAAACTTCCGCACAATTTCGGCGCTAGGCCTGAAGCCTGGAAATCCTCGCGCAGCCGCTCAGCCGCCTGCCACAGCATCAAATTCCTCCAGGCATTCGCCGGATCGAGCTCTTTGCGCGCCTTATACCGATCAATCGGAAACTGCGATTCCACACGCGCGCCCATCATCGTCGCATGCCCGGTCGATGACCGTTCACGCACTTCCAGCGTCACCTTTTGCTGTCGTTTCATTTCCGCGGTGCCGACGTCGCCGATAGGACGCGGCGCCGAAATCTTGCGCTCCTTTTTGCGCGCGACCGCACGCCGCTCGACCAGAAAAGCCGGTAATTCCGTTTGTTTTACCAAAGGTGTAGCCGCGCGCATGCCTAATTACTGCGAGTATTGCTGCAAATGTCCAGCGCGCGCAACAATATTTTAAGACGGAAAGCCGAATTCTGGAGCACCCGTGACCCCGTACCAATACCTGAGAAAAAACCGCGCTTCCTTGGCCGTTACAAATCTTATGCTACAGAAGCCATCGCGGAAAATCCGAAATCGGTAAGAAATACACAGACTGCGATCATACCAGATTTCGAAAGACGGCGTATAACTCACTCCCCGATCGCCCGATGACCTCGCGGCGGCACCCGCGGCTTCACAATAAAGCAAATACCAGCATGATCCGCGCAATAGGGCGTCCCCGCCACCACCTCCCCGCCACAGCATGCCGAAAACCCGTCGATCTTATAATCCAGCGGATACCGGCAAAGCCTGTCGTTGACCTTCAGGAGGCTCACCGGCGCCACTGGAATGGGCATCTCAATTTTGGGCTGTACCACTACGGGCACTGGTTTCGGCTTATCGGCAACAGGTTTTCGCGGCCTGTGTAATACTTTCGCCGGCCCGCGAGCTTTGAACCCGATCAACCCCCTCAGCCGCAACCTGCGCAACCGACTCACGATTGTGCCCTTGGGCATGCCGCTTATCCGCGCGATCTCGTTCATCGACTTGTTTTGGCCGACGTACATTTCTTGCAGTTGCTCTGGGGTTAAATTCATCATGCGGAAACCGTTCGCTTCGTCACGCGCAGCGCCTTTCGCCCTTGCGGTGCGAGACGCTTGAGATCGAGCAGTTCCTGCGGAGACATCGAATACCGCTGCATCACCTCGTAATCGCTAACCGCGCCGGTCGCGATTGCATGAACCAGCTCGGCCTTCCGGCGCGGAGTGAAACGGGTTATTTCGAGCACACCGGGCATTGGCCTTCCTCTCCGGCGTCGTCCGGCGTGCGTGCCTCCTCCGCGTGAACCGCGGCTTTATCCGTTTCGATGTTGTCGCGCCTGTGGTCGCCGTGGCGCACGGCTTCAGCCAGATTTAGGCTATCAGCCGAACGCTCTTTCGGCGGGTCATCATGCAGAAAAATATGCTGTGGACCCGCGGCCGGCAACGTTTCAACCTTCTCCGCTTTCAGCTTATCCACTTCGTCCCACAATTGATGGTTCGCAGCGGTCAGAACCTTGTTGTCATCGCGAAGCTGAGCAACCGTGTTGATTTCCATCCATCCCCGCACAAGCAACGCGGCAATAAAAATTACCGCCAGTGCCAAGCAAATGCTGACTTCCAATCCCGTTTCTGATTTTTGCGGCTGAGGTTTTTTCTTTTTCGGCACGAGCGGCCTCAATGGAATGCGGCCCGGCTGCTATCGCGAACCGGGCCGCTGTTCAATGCGACTCGAACAATTATTGATTAAGTCGAAAAATCTTTAATGTCAAAGGCTTTATAGGGTGATCTCCAATCGTTCCGCATGCGAACCGATCACGCATATTCAACCGAAATTCCCTCAGACCACCAGCAACATCTCGAACCTGTCCCGCGCTTCCGCCGCCACCCACGGATCGGGATTTTCATAGCTGTTGCTCGCAGAACATCGGCCCAATCTGTGTTTCAATCCTGTAACCGGCACTTTGCTCGGAACCGATATTTCGGTATTGTGTGTACCGGCTCGCCATCATTTCGAGCCACGCTTCATCACAAACCCTCGTCCCCTGCCAATCCGGTGCAAATTCCTTTTTGTGCAGGGCGAAAGTCATATCGCACGCGTTCAATAAGCCTTCACCACCGCGGATATTGCCCTCTTGATTAAGCTGCGCCGCAGTCAGAATCCAAATCGGATACCGCTTCACGGCTTCGGCCATTGTCTGCGCCACATGATCGTAATGGTCAGCCAGTGTTTGCGACTTTGTTTTTCCAGTAACGAGTTGCAAATAATCGATGATTATCCCGTCCACATGACCCCGCAGACCTTCCTGCGCGATGATCGATTTCAAATCGTCAATATCGATCCGTGGCCTCGCTTTGAAAAATAACCCGCAATCCTTGAATGTCGCGGCCGCTGTGCGAGCGTTCTCTCGGAACCCCTTGTCGAGCCGCTTAATCGGATCGAGAAATTCCGATGCATTAAAACCCATCTTTCGCGCCAGAAGGCGCTGAAACGTTTCCTCATATCCCATTTCCAGGCACAGATATAAAACCCGGCTGGTCCCCATAACCGTCATGTTGTAAGCAAGCGTCGACATGAGGAGACTTTTGCCGGATTTCATCCGGGCGCCGATGCCGTAAAATTTGTTTTGAAATAATCCGCCGCCAAGCGCACCGTCAAGCCGCGGGAATTTCGTAGAACAAAAGTCCATCGGTTTTGCGAGATTATTTACCACCTGCATACCCACCTCAAATGCACTCAACGTCTCGCGCTTACGGCAAACGATGTTCGTCAATTCGCTGACGGCCTTGGCGGCGATATCCGCCGCAATCCGCGCGCCCGACACATCGGCCGCCTCAAATTGAATCCTGTTCGCCAAGTCGATAATTTTTCGGCGCTCCGCATAATCATGAACCATCTTCGCATAATCGACACCCGACAAAACCGTGATCGTCCTAGACATCCAACTCACAAGCCAATCCGTAATCTGCTTACGTTCATCCGTCGTGCCGCCGGCCGCATCCCCTATCGCCTGCACCTGGGGGCTTTCCCCCCGCTCATATGCCGCCCGTATCAACGCCCAAAGTTTTCCATTGAACGGATCGACGAAATCATCTGGTGCCACGAATGCCATTTCGTGCCAAAGCTTCGGCCCCAGCATTGCGCAGGCTATTAGGCCGACCTCTACATCGTGATTAACCGGCAAAGAATCCGTTTCCTTCATATCGTAATCGCCCCTGGGTGCAGCGGCGCCCGTGCTGTTGTTTTCTCTTCCGCGTTAATTTTGGCCAAAGTCGAAGAACACGGATGCCACCAACCCTTTCCCCATTTCCGCGCGGCACCATCGTCAAGCCGCTGCAGCGTAGCCCGCAAATCTCGAATGTTCGGGTAAGACGATCGCCATTGATTAAAATCCTTTTCCGTCAACTTTATTATTTTACCTTCAAAGAAGTATTCTTTCGGGGACGGGGACGGGGACGGGGACGGGGACGGGGTTATTAAGTCACTTTCTAAGTGACTTACAACTATGCCTCTGTTTTCATTAGCACCCCACCTCTTTTTTGCCGAATTTTCCCCACCTTTTCGGTTAGATTCCAATTGGTTTTTCTTTACTTTCAACTCAATTTCGCACCGATTATTGCTCAAAAATCCCTCAAACACATGTAACTTTTTTAAAGCAATTAACTCATCTAACACTCGTTTTGCCCTTCGCACCGTACAGCCCTGGACGAGTCTCGATATACGAGCGGGATCAAATTCAACAGGACCACGCGAAGCATAAATCAGCGAAACGACCTGAATGTAAACACCACACTGTTCGGGCGTGAGACCCCCAGTTTTGACGAGCCAATCCTGCGGATAGAAATCAATCCTAAATAGCCTGTCCATGAAATCCGCGCAGTCTGTGTTGTATGTTATAAGGCGGATTGAATGCCTGGATCAGCCGAATCTCTTCCGAAGTAATTTCTCCCTCATCCAGTCTCTTAAACCACAGGTCTATGGACCACCACAGGCCGACATCTCGCCTAATAAACCTGAGCATTGGATGGTCAATATGGCGGCGCGCCAAGTTACGCGACTTTCCTACGTATGCCACCCGAACCGGCTTAAGCCGTTTACCGAAAGATATGTCGATTAATCCAAAAAGATAAACCCCCGCGGCCGACGGTATGTCCTCTTGATATATAGCTGGTCCATAACCAACTTCCGTTCGCCACCCAAGCGCGTACATCTCTTCCCAGAACCTCAAATGGGGCCATTTTTTTTGCAATCGTTTTGAATACAAAGCCAAAGGAGAGACCTCGAAAGATGCGAAGGTAGCGGGCCGATCCCCTTTCGAGGAGCAGGATCGAGGCGTTGCAACACCCAAACCCGCCCACCTTGCGGTGAATAGACAAAACCGAGAATCGGCCCTGTCTGCGACCAAATATAGCATGTCCAACGCTTAAATAATAATCGCTTATTTATATCGGCAACGGAACGAAACATTATTGCTCAATACCACGCGGCACGGCTATTGCGGTCAACCCCGCTCGCCCATGGCTGCGCGCCGCTCCGCGGTTGCAGGGTTTGACCACGCCGCTTTGCGTGGTCACGTAATCTCGTCGAGACGAGGAACGTCTCCTTTATTGACTTGCCTGCGGCGCGTCAAACAAGGAACCCGCTTATTGACAACTGAATAATTATTATTCATACAATCTCTCAATGAAGAAAAATCACACATTCTTTTTATCAGAGAAAGTTCTGCCTAGGCTTAAGCATATCCGCAAGGAGACAGGCTTAAGCATGTCCGTGATTGTAGAGCGAAAGATTCTTGATCTTCCGATCTCATACAATTCGCGAACCAAGCCACAGCGCACAGCAGAGAGGCGCGCATGAGCCTGCCGTATCAGGATGCCACTACCGGCGCGAAAGCAATGGACGAGGTGCAAAGGATTTTGCAGCGCTTTGGCGTCCAGAATTTTGGTCATATGCAGGATTTCGAGAAGGGCGAACTTATCGTCCAATTCACCTTCCGCAATATTCCGATCTGCGTCCGCGCTTCTGCAAAGGGTTACGCAGCCGCTTGGTTGAAAGAAAATCCTTATAGTCATCGCCGTCGCGCTTCCCGCGCCGAATGGGAGCAGCGTGCCTTGGACATTGGCGGAAAGGCCGTTTACTCGATCCTGCGCGATTGGATCAAGGGCCAGGTGATGGCAATCGAGAGTGGCATCCTAAGTTTCGAGGGCGCGTTCCTTGGTCAAATGCTTTTGCCAACCGGCGAGACTGTCCTCGACCGCGCTATAAATTCTAAGATGCTCCCGCAACTTTCTGACCAGAGGCCGGCAGCATGAGCAACAAGAATCTCAGTTGTTCATTCTGCGGCGCCTACGCCAGCGAGCGGTTTCTTTTTATCGCCGGACCGTCCTGTTATATTTGCGATGCCTGCGTCGAGCAGGCGGGCCGCCTTATCGTGGAGGCTAGACTGGAACGGTCTGACGGTTCCGTGTTGATTTTCCAACCCGACGACAAACAACCCAAACGGTGCAGGCATGACCGAACAGCCCTCTAAATCAACAACCGGGAGGGCGCATGTCAGCAAAGCTTCGTCTCGTTAAGCCGATCCCCCTTCCCAGCCTGAAGCTCGAAACAGTCTCCCCCGAACAGCCTTCCTTCAAATGGATCGACCCAAAAGAGCTTTTCATCGAAGGCGAATATCAGCGGGATCTCACGAAGCGATCGATCAAGCTTATTCGCGAGATTGCCAAAAATTTTGACTGGCTACATATCAAGCCGCCGATCTGTGCAGAGGGTACGGATGGCAAGCTATGCGTGATAGACGGACAGCACACCGCTATTGCAGCCGCGAGCCGCGGCGACATCGACAAAATCCCGGTGATGGTGGTGAAAGCTGCCGAATTGAAGCAGCGCGCGCGGGCCTTCATCGAGCAGAATACCCACCGTCTCACGATGAACGCCCTTCAAATCTTCCATGCCAAAATCGTCGCCGGCGATGAGGCGGCCCTTCTCACCCGGAAGGTTGCCCAGGCGGCCGGCGTAACCATTGCGAAGGTTCAGGCGCCAGAATGGGAAGTTGGAGATACCATGGCCGCCGGCGCTATCGTGCGCCTGGTTGGGCGCCTGGGTGAGGAAAAGGCGACCAAGGCCTTAAAGGTGCTGGTATCTGCCAAGCGGGCGCCGGTCGTCGTGCATGAAATCCTTGCCAGTGCGGCCGTCTTGTTCGACGCCAAATTCGGCTGGGCGCATTCCGCCGCCGATCTCGTCACGGTCGTGCGCAGCAAATCGATCGACCAATGGCGGCGTCAAGTCGCCGCCCATTCCGATGTCGATCACCGCATGCAATTGTGGAAAGCCGTCGCCCAAGGCTGGGTCCGTGCCGGTAACAGGATGGCCGCATGATCGACTGGAAGGCGAGGGCAGAAGTTCTTGACGTCGAGAACGAGACGCTGCGTGAAGAGATCCGCCTGCTTAAGAAGGCTCTTAAGGGAGCGGATATGCCGCCGCCCTATTTCAACCTCACTCGCAGCGAAGCAGAAATGTTCAACGTTTTGCTTAACAATCGGGCGCCAAGAGTCGAAGCCTTCATTGCGGCAATGTACAGCACCGAGGCCGACGAGCCGCCGGGTGAGAAGATCCTCGACGTATGGATTTGCAAGATGCGCAAAAAACTCAAGCCGTTCGGCATCGAGATCAAAACCCATTGGGGCGAATGCTGGGAGATGCCGGAGTCGAGCAAAGTCCGCGCGCGCGAATTGATGGAGGCGGCGTGACCGACAAACAAGAAACCGAAAACCCGTTCAGGATCAGAGATAAGGTTCGGCTGTCGCCACAAGGACGCAAACAACGACCATTGTTATCGCTCTGGGGCGAGGAAATAGGAGTAGTCAATCGACAACCGCAGAGCAAATCCGAGATAGTGCGTGTCCGCTGGCCTGGAAGGAAGCAGGACGATCGGCTTCATTACGACTGTTTGGAATTTGCAGAATAACTGATAATGCCACACATCTATCGACAAAACTTAAAAAGCTTACCTGCACCTGAAAAGAAAACGGAAGCGCCTAAAGAAATGGGTGGTAACAGATGCTCACGATGTTCGGGCTGGGCAGGCGATTACAAATCGTGTCAAAGATGTAGAGATTTGATTAACTCTGCCAGAGAGCGAAGAGGTGGAAGATTAGTCAAACAGACACCGCGAAATCACCCTCATGTCATCACGAGACTAGACCGCAAAGTCGAAAGACGGTTCGCTGTAGCGAGCCGAGCCGGTGCAAGTCCGGCAGGGTGACAGCATGACTAAACCCGCCCTATAGCAGAATGGAGCTATAAGTGGATAAACTTTCTCAGGTCGCAATCGTATTTGCCGCGGCTTTAATCAGCTTTCAGGCGCTGGCCCAAGAAGAACATGGAGAGCTGGGAGCGCATGGCCTTCCGGCGCGCTTGCAATGTGACGAGAGGCCCGACCGCAATGGCAACGTCGATATAGTTTTCAGTGCCACCCGGATACCCGATCCCAAATCCGACAACGGCAGCACTACGATCATCGCTGGCGTCCTGCACGCCGACGATACTGCAGAAGGGACTTCCACCACGTCCGACGCATCAGGCTACTTGTCCGCCAGCAAAGCGTCCCCGGCCGTCCTGCGATCTATCGGGACGGCATGTCGAAATGCCTTGTTCGCCGTGCCGGGGGTTGCCGGATGACCTCGGCCGCCGAGCGCTTCACCGCCGCACAACGCGACCTCGCCCTTAAGGGCGTGCACCTCAGTATGCGGCCGGGAGAATATGAGGTGCGCGCAGGTAAGAGCATCGACATCCTTGAAGACCTCGACGAGGCCATCGTCCGCGGCCACGAGCTTGCCGGATTGCGCATTGCCCCTGCCCAGATGCCAGAAGACGTCGACGCGGCAAACGCGCGCGTGCGGCATGCGGCAATTCCCGAAAGGCCGATGACGGTGCGCGAGCTTCGCCGGCGCCAGAAACGGCCAAGGACCGCCTTCAACCTCATCCGCGCGCGCCGTTACGCTCACAATGTGCGCTATGCCGCAAGAAAATTTAGGGAGGCTCTATGCCCGTCATCCGAAAAGACCACGCGGCGCGACTGAAAAACGAATTGAGCACCAGGTTCGACGTTTTGGAGCGGGCCCTCGGCACGCGCGAGTTGCGCAGTAATTCCGAAGGAAGCCTCAAGGGGCCGTGGGCCGAACCCGACAAGCTTTGCATCACCTACGGCTCGGCCATGGATCTAAGGCTGGCTGCCGAAGGCTTCGCGGCTATCCTGAAGGAAATTAAGCAGATTAAATGACATATTTGGTGGACGATGAGGGGAAGCCAAGATGAGCAAAACAGATACTGCGCTTGATGAAAGAAAACGCGCTGGCAGGGTTGTGCATATCCGCGGCTTTTTAGTATGATGCCTGAATGCCAAACCCAGCAAACCAAGATATCCAGCGCGAGTGTATCATCTGCGGCTGGGAAGTCGCCATGCGAGCGGAAAACAAGCTGTGCGAAATCCACTCAAACCTATCCTTGCCCCTCGAACAATACGGCACCCGTAGGCTCGATAAGGACGGCAGGGTTATTCCGTGGCGTAGGGGTGATGATGGACGGCCCATCCCGTGGTGATCCATGCCAAAGCCAGCCACCCCCGAAACCCAGCTCAAGCGCCTTGATCGACCGCCACCAGCTTGCCCGTATCGAACTTATAGCAACCGGGCGCGAGATCATCGCCCGTGCCTATCCCGCGCCCTACGCCAGGATCATCGACGAACGCTATCAGAAGGCCTTGCAGGGCCGCACAGGCAGCATCACCGTTGCAGAGGCCACCGATCTGCGTCAGAAGGCCGTGGATGAACCGCTAGCACGTGCGCAGGCTCCGACGATAGCCGAGGCCATTTGGGCGCTGGCAGAGCAGTTAAAGCCCGGCTAGGCCGCCATTGGGAGCGCCTCGACCGGCTCATTGGGGCAAAGGATATAGGTATCCTTGGTTATCCAGCGCACCCTTGGCGAGCAGCGGTCTTCATAGATTTGGCTCAAGAGGTCTATTCGGGCCCTCAATGACGCCTCACGGCGTGGCTGGTGCGCCTTTACTGGCTTCGGTGTGCCGCTAAGCTCGCATAAAGCGAGTTGCCGCGCTTTTGCCAGAACCATCAGCACTTCAAACCAGCCGCCCTCGTGTTCATCATTGAACTTTATTAAGCCGCGCCACCGGGCGGGCAACGCATCGTCAAGATACCGACCAGCACCATCCCGACAAATCCTGTGGCGGCTCCGAAGATGGTTCATTGCTCCCACAAGGCACCTGGCCCCTGTCCTTGGATCATGCCAGCCGCGCGCCCACCTGTGACCGTCCTCGCCAAAGAATTCCAACATGAGGTCGAGCAGCTTCACGGCCCTGGCCGGATCACGGCGCATCGCGGTCTCCTTCAAGCATTCGTTTGTATTTTTCCCTGGCCTGCAAAGCCTCATCGATCATATCGGCCATTATCGGGGCATCGCCTTTTAGTACTATTCCGTTTTCCATTCGCTCAACAACCCTCATTCGTCTCAATCGCCGCTGGCGCTCGGCTTCCCACTCCTCTTCAGTCATACGCCCAAGCCGCAGCCACAGCCTGACGGTCAGCTCGGTAATCTCCGAATTCAGTTTTAAGAGCCGCAGTGCATCGTCTTCGAAGGCCATAAGGACGCATCCTATAGCCCCTGTGCGCGGCGCAAGGAAGGCTCAGGATTGGGCGAAGGGAACGTCGGGGCTTTCCGGTGCGGCGACAGGCGGTTCAGCATTACTGATGTTCTCTATCGATGTTTAGGCGGGCGACCACGAGGCTTAAGCCCCCTGCGCTTAAGCTGCCAAATACTCTGGTAGGCTACTCCATAGTCGCGCGCAATTTCCATAATAGGACGTTTATCGTGAAAGGCCGTAAATCTCTGTTCATTCGTCAGAATATCAAAAAATTTTAATGGTGGATACTTTTCGTTAAGATGCTTCCATGTATTTCCGAGCCGACAACTTGTGATCGACGCTTTATTTACCCCATACCTTTTTGCCAGATCACGAGTTATTTCCTTAGAAAGGCGGATCTCAATCACATCTTTCTCTGTTAACACCGCACAATACTTTTCTTCTCCGCGCAAGTCTTGTCCTCGGCCTTTCGAAAAGCAGTCCCTCATATTGTCGAGTTGTGTTCCGACAAACATATGCGAAGGATTTACACAAGGAGGATTGTCACACGTATGACATAAAAATAGACCGCGCGGTATTGGCCCTCGTAGTATTTTGTACACCGCTCTATGTGCTAATCTCTCACCATGATCCTGCGCCGTCCTGCGGCCATACCCTCTCGGATCTCTAGCCCCGATCCATAACCAGCAACCCGACGTTGGTTCTGGCATAATCTTATTTTGTAAATTATCTGGTAGTGATATTACACTGCACGAAACCATGGCAGCCATCCCTGTTATTGGTTTAGAAACGCCGCGATGTTCAAGCATCCGGCGTTTCGCATTTATAGCAATTTAAGTACGGATTTCAATCTATATTCCAATCCTGGATCGGTAGCCCATTTATTCCATTGGCGCAGAATTTTAAATCCTGTTTCTTTTTCTATCCATTGATCACGCGGAATATCATATACGTCTAGACAGTCTCGATGGTGAGAGCCGTCCAGTTCCATACCAATCCGAAGCGACGGCACCCACACATCTACAAAAAGTGGCCGCCCATTTGGGCGCATTACGATATGTTCCCGTTCGTATTGTATGCCAAGATTCCGAAGGACGGCGCATACAGCGGCTTCCGCCGAGGTAGTTTGCATGATCCGATTATATTGCTGCTGGCGCGCCCAAGCCCAATCGGGAGGAAATCGCGATGGGCGTCCTGCGTGAAACCTACCGCGTTTGCGTGGCGCCTTATTGCGTCGAAGCCAGCGGCGTTCTTTCTTCGGCTTGGGGCCTTTCTTCGGGCACGCTCGAATTGCCATGAATATCGCAAGAAGCAAAAGCAGATCGGTGAGCAGCATTGGTCGCTACCGAGTTATCCCATCCCGTAATACTAGCATAACATTCTATCAGCTCGCCATGGAGATTACAGCCAAGCATGCGCCAAAGAAGCAAATCGGCTTCAGCGTCCTGATACTTGCGGCGGTTCATTCGGCATCACGGTTGCGATTGCATGTTTATAGACCATCTGCGTGCGGCCGTCGCGGCAGAGGCCGATCGTGTATTGATCGTGCCACGCGATCACGCCCATCAATTTGACACCGTTGACAATATAAATGGTTACGGCGGTCTTGTTATCGCTGAGAGATTTGAGAAATCCGTCCTGTGTCATGCGGGCGATGCTCCCCGCAGTTCATTGCAGAGCTTATGCGCGAGTCGAAGATTGTCCGGCCGATAGGTTCCACCCTGTTTTCCGGGGATGACGCGATCCAAAGTGCGACTCATGGTTTTGCCTCGATTGTTCCGGCTTATCGGTTCACCACAGATCCAGCACAGATTGCCGTCGCGCGCGAATAGTTCCTTGTACAGACGGCGCCGAGCGGAATAGCTGAGGCCACGGGGCATTCATCCCTTCTTTTGCTTTCGCTTGGCATTGGTTACAAAAGCACCGCGGGTCCCAATGATTGCCATGCGCCGGCTTTTTTCCTCTTTGAGCTTTCGCTGCCAGTGACGGTTATGACCTTGCGCCAGCTCCAGGTCTGCAGCGAGTTGTTTGCATTTTGACACCAGCGTAGCATCATGCATCGACCATCCGGCAATAAGACTGCCAAGCACGAGGATGGTGGCTATAAGCGCCGCAGTGAACCAGGACTCATGAATGAGATGATTGAATATATCAGCGAGGAGTAGCATTGCGTTTTTTCTCCCTGCGCTGCGGAGGGTCGATGATGTCTTCCAACTCAATACGGCCGCCGGCGCCCACTACGATTCCATGCAGCACCACGGCGTTATCATATTCAGGGAATATGTTACCTTTGCAGTAATCGTGTATGCGAGCCGCCGGATTCGAACTCTTGCTTTTCTTCTTTTTTGCAAACAATCTTGCCAAGCGCGATGGCTTCATCCCTATCTTGCGGATTGCAGCTTCGAGGGGGGTAGCAGACTTAGTGTCCTTCATAGCTTAATCTATAAGCAGGAATGGTTAAATAAATCAAACGCTTTTTATTACTACCGCAAGAACGAAATTTCCTTGCGCAGATTTCTGCGGATATTAATTGACAAATAACCTTTCTTGGTTAACTTTGGGCACAAGCAAAAGCAATAACAAGGAGCCCCCATGTGCCACGGACATCTTGCAGGATTTTGCTCGTTCCCAATTTGGGGCTATGCGGCCTTTGCTCTCATCATCGCGGGCACTCTTATTTATTTGTTTTACAACAGCGCATGGTTGCGCCGGAGCGCCACACGAAAGATATACGGCGTTGGCCGCTTCACATCGGTCCAGGTCTTCCGCCACGAATGCCGAAAAGCGCTGAAAGACGCAAAGGTGCTGAAATGATCCACCGCTCTGAAAAAGAATTGGCGCGCGCCAAGCTCACTGTCTTACGACTTTACTGGGACTATCACAGCGAAGTCACTAAAGATGACAAGAAGGCCGTCAAGGCATTTCTCGACTACGAGGCCGGGCAAGCCGAATATGACCAACGCTTCGCAGACGGATGGATGCCATCCGTTCCACCGCTCAGCCGCGCCAACGAGCGCATCATGGACGCCGTGAACGACTGGTATCACCGGGGCGGCGATCTTGAAACGATGGTGAGGGAGGCGAGTGAATGAATTGGGCGATAAAAAATATCGGCTTTTCCTTCGTCGCAATGGCGATCTTGTTTATCGGGCTTGCCGCTTTGACGGAATACGGTAATCGCAGTGACGCCATCAAGGAAGCGAGTCGCGCGAACATCCAGCGAGTGACGCAGGCCGAGTACGCAGCACGGATTTCCAGTGCCGCTATAGAGGAAGCACAGCGCGCGTTGCAGCCAATGCAAGGCAAGGTGCTTACCCGCAAGGGGATGGATGATGCTGCGCGCGTCATCAAGGCGAAGGTGCGGAAATGACGACCACGTTCATGACCAATGTTCGCGCTATGCGCGACGCGCAGAAGCGGTATTTCAAGACCCGCGACCGCAACGACTTGCTCACATCCAAAGACCTTGAGCGCAAGGTCGATACGCTCATCGCAGACGCCGAGAAAGCCGAACAGGAATTGATAGCCGGAGAACGCCGACACCACGACGATTAAAAACAAACCAACAACAGGGAGAAACCCATGAACGCCGTACAGAAGATCGAAGAACAACAGCAATTGCCCGCCGCACAGGACGAACGTGCGGCAGTCATGAACATGATCGAACGCGCGGCGACCGATCCGAATTTCGATGTTACGAAGCTCGAAAAGCTTATGTCGCTTCAAGAACACATTCTAAACCGGAATGCGAAACAGGCTTTTGCCGCAGATTACGTTCTCATGAAGCCGCATTTGCCGAAGGTATTGCGGCGCAAGGAAAACACTCAGACCAAATCCAAATATGCCCCGCTGGAAGACATTAACGTCGAGATCGACCCGGTTTTAGAAAAATACGGCTTCGGCACCGCCACGAAGATTATCGCACAGACCGACACCAGCGTCACGGTCAAGGCCGAACTCTGGCACCGAGGCGGCCATGTAGAAGAAACCACGATCACGATGCCGCTCGATAAGACGGGTATCGCCGGCACGGTCAACAAGACCCTTCCGCATGCGACCTCATCGTCCGTCACCTATGCGAAGCGCGTCGCAATCTGCGCCTTACTGAATATCAGCACGGGCGACGACAAGGACGGTAATCACGAAACCGGGAATATCACCATAGAGCAGGCCGCCGAACTCGATAAACGAGCGCGGGCCTTAGGCGAAGAGGTTCATCAAAATTTCCTGAAATATATGAAGGTGGAAAAGGCAATCGATATTCCCGCCAAGAACTACAAGCAAGCCACTGTTGCGCTGGCAGCAAAGGAAAAGGAAAGAGATAAAGAAAACAAACTCAAATCAGAAGCTGGAAAGACGAAGGCTCAGTGATAACTGTCGATTGCCCCCAATATAGCGACGAATGGAATTCCGCGAGGCTTGGTCTGCCGACGGCTTCGGCATTCTCTAAAATCATCTGCCCTACCGGCGGACCATCTAAACAGGCCGATGCTTACGCCAACCTGCTTATCGCGGAGATCATGACCGGCAAACCTATTGCCGAGATCGATGAGGATCATTGGAATGGCAACGAACACACGGAACGCGGTAAGGAGCTTGAGGCAAGCGCAGCAGCTTTTTACGAATTGCAGACGGGCGTCGAAGCCAAGACGGTCGGCTTCTGCACCGACGACGCACGCACAATGGGATGCAGCCCTGACCGGATTATTGGTGCTGACGGCCTTCTCGAACTGAAATGCCCCGCGCCGCACACCCACATCCAATATCTGCTCGACCAAAAGATCGACCAAAAATATCGCCCCCAGACACAGGGCCAGCTTTTAGTCACCGGCCGCAAATGGGTTGACCTCGTTTCCTATCACCCGGAACTACCGCCGGTAATCATCCGTGTCGGCCGCGAGGAAACATACCTGTCCGAAATGGCGACCCTGCTTAAGCAGTTTAACGCCAAGCTTCAGGACAAGCTCGCGCGCCTCACCAAGCTCGGCTATCGCGAGGCTGCATGAGTCTCGACCTGCTCCTTGTGCGCGAAGGCCAGAAGCTCGCCGCGGCCGATCCCGTCAGTCTTGAAGGACTCGAAAGCATCAATGATAGGGAGATTGTAACCGCGACTCTGCGGAGAGCACGCAATCCAGCGCATCATCGTAAGCTCTGGGCTTTACTGCAAGCAGTGTTCCCTCACCAGCAGCAATATGCAACCACCTATGATTTGTTATCCGCGCTTAAAGTAGCGACTGGATACTTCGAAACCAAAACAACGATAGACGGCATGCCATTCATCATGCCAAAATCGATTAGCTTCTCGGCCATGTCGCAAACATCTTTTGAAGAATTCTACAATCGGGTTCTCGACATCATCACTACTCGCATCCTGCCAACCGTCAACCGAGACGAATTAACCGACCAGATCAATGCGATCCTTGAAGGATATAATTGATTAACTTTCGTCCTTAAAGGAAATGGCGTAACCGATCGAAGTGCAGTGCATTAAACCACAAACCAACGGGAGAAAGTGCCATGCCTGAAGCAACACTTAACGAAGTCACCTTACTCGGTCGTCTCACCCGCGATCCCGAAGTCCGTTCGCTACAAGGCGGCCAGCAAGTCGCAAACTTCTCGGTCGCAACAACCGATACATGGAAAAACGACGCTGGTACCACACAAACTCGGTCGCAGTTTCATCCGGTTGTCTTGTGGAATGCCGCGCTGATTGAACACGTCGTCCCTCATCTCAAGAAAGGTTCGCGCGTTGTCCTGCGCGGAGCCCTTGAGCATCGGCAATACGAAAAGGATGGGGTGAAGCACAACGCTACCGAAATCGTCCTGCGGCCATTCAATGGCAGCATTCAGATGCTAGATCGTAAGCCGGAGCCGGCATAAGGAGTTCCCTAACGGGAATGGATGCAGCGCCTGTGTTCAGCATGAGAGCAGGTCGTGAGTCCGATAGCCGGTCGTGTATAACGATGCCGTAGAAGCGAGGCAGGCAAGCTCAGCGTTTACGCTACAGAACCAGGCGCTGCATTTTAATTCAACTAATCAAGAAAACAGGGAGCAGACGATGCCCAAGAAGAAACCGCAGCAGAAACCCGACCAAGAAAAGATCGACGTCCAGGCCGCAACACTTGTGGGCGATCTTCGCGAAGCCATCCTCAATATGTTCAAGCAGCACGCCGACTGGAAGGGTATGAAAGAGGCGCAGCAGAAGGACGTGGCGGCGAGCGCGGAATTTACCGCGACCGAATGCGTACGCAAAACAGCCGAGATCGTCGCCGGCCGCGGCTTCAAATCCATGCACTGCACGCTTGAACAGGTTGTCGTCAAAGACGGCCTCAAGATCGTGCTCAAGGGCAGCAAAATGGCCGAAGGTCGCCACGACCTGGTCGAAGCGCAAGGTGGAAGTGTCACCGTCGTTTTAAGCGACATCAATCCTTACCTCGGCCACCGTAGTAAGCCGGAGATCGATAAGGACGAACCGGGGTTGCCGCTCGACGAAGAGGACGAGGAATAAGGCGGTGATCCATGGACATCGCCCAAACCCTAGAAGAACGCGGTAAGCGTTACGGCTCCTTTCAGGAACACGCGCGCATCTCTCAGGCCATCAAACGGGCAATGGCCGACAGTCCCAATTGGTCGAAACTCACGCCAGATAAGCGTGAAGCCCTCGAAATGCTCGCCCACAAAGCGGCTCGCATCCTAAATGGCGACCCGGAGTTTCACGATAGCTGGCACGATATCATCGGCTACATGAAGCTGGTGGCCGACACCCTCCATGTGGCCGTTTGAAAACCTTACTCCTCTAAGATACGGCGTCATCCTTTGCGATCCGCCGTGGCGCTTCGCTAATTACAGCGCGAAGGGCGAGAAGAAAAATCCGGTTTCGCACTATACATGTATGTCGCTTGCCGAGATCAAAGCCCTTCCGGTTTCGCAGCTTGCGCGGCCGGACTGTGCTTTGATTATGTGGGCGACATCTCCGCTCCTGCCCGAAGCGATCGATACCATGAAGGCATGGGGGTTCGCCTTCAAATCGGCCGGCGCATGGGCGAAGCAATCCAGCACCGGAGAAAAATGGGCTTTCGGAACTGGCTACTGCTACCGTAGCGCCGCAGAGTTCTGGTTGCTCGGCACGCTCGGACATCCGAAACAGAGGGTTCGCAACGTCCGCAATCTTATCGTCGCGCCGGTACGGGAGCACTCGCGCAAGCCAGAACAAATGTATGAGGATATCGAGGCATTATGGGACGGGCCCTTCTGTGAACTTTTCGGACGATGCACGCGTCCGGGCTGGACGACATGGGGCAACGAAATAGAAAAGTTTCAGCCTTCTTGACACCATAACCTGATTTCCCATCCTTTCGCTGAAGGCACATCAGCGAAAGGATAAGGTTGTGTCCGAAGACCATCAAACCGAAGAACCTCGCCGGTTACACGGTGCGGCCGCCGCAGCCCAGGCCCGCAAAGTGATAGCCGACCTATCCCTTGAAGACTTCCTCGACCAGCTCGCCGGCGGCATCGAAGACAAGCTCGCGGAAGCTCGCCAGATCGTCGAAACGAAGCGGACGGAGTTAGAGGCAGCCGAACGAACTGTTCGCACCCTGCAAGCCCTGCAGGCGATCCAGCACGGCGAATTCGACCCGTCCCCCGCTGCCGCTACTACGGCTCGCACGCGGGGACGTGTCAGCGCCTTCACCAGGCCGCGCGGCGAGACCGCAAATCGTATCCTCGATCTTTTACAGCGTCATCCTGACGGAATGAACCGGGGCCAAATTTTGGAAGCCCTGGGTATGAGGACCGATAAGTCAGCGGCAAGCGCGGCATCAAATGCACTTGTTTTGTTGCGTAAGCAGCAGAAAATCGGTAACAATGGAGGCGTCTATAGTGTAGCCTAAATGAAAAACCAAAAACGCAAAAACTCTGTTCCAAGATGCGACAAGGGAAATCATCCAGGTTTCCATAAAGGAGCGCCTCGAAAAATACTCCATACCTGAGCCAAACACGGGCTGTCATATCTGGATCGGGGCTCGCCAAAATTTTGGCTTATCAAAAGCGAGCCCCGGTTATGGTGTAGCGAATGTATGCTCAAAAATGGTTCGAATGCACCGCGAAGCTTACATACTCGAATTTGGGCCAATTCCAGATGATCTTGTGATCGACCATAAATGTCGCTTCACTCTATGTGTAAATCCCTATCATCTCGAACCGGTAACGCAGGCCGAAAACGTTCTGCGCGGGGAATCAATAATGGCCAATAATGCACGCAAGACACACTGCTCAAAGGGTCATGCATTAACGGACGACAATGTCCGGCTAGTTCAACAAAAATCTGGCAACTTTGCAAGGCAGTGCATACTTTGCCAACAAAATGCTCTAAGAGAATGGCGCCGAAATAATCGAGCGCGCATCCAGGATCAAAGGACGCAACGAACCGAGCGCGATCGGCAACAGCGCAACAGCCCTTGGATGCAACTCTTCAAAGGCAGATCGAAATGCGATCAGGCACCCACTCACTTCATATGCCTCCGATTTCACCGAAAAATCGGCGATGCCGCTGGACGGCACAACACGGAGAGCGGCATCTACACTCCCGCGTGACAACCGTACGGCGCACGCGCCTGCTGTAGCATCCGCCCCTCGCGATGTATCTCATGTACGTTGACGAGAGCGGAGACAGCGGGCTCGTCAGGTCTCCCACCCGGTACTTTGCGCTTTCGAGTCTCGTTGTGCACGAAAGCCGATGGCGCGAGCTGATCCAGCGGTTGATCGCATTTCGCAGGACGCTTCGGGCGGTGTATGGGTTGCCCCTGAGGACAGAAATTCACACAGCCGAATTTGTGCGCCATGCGCCCGTTCCAGGCATGGCGAAGCATATCCGACTTGCGATACTGCGCAACTTCCTCGACGAGCTGGCGAAGATCGACTTTATTTCTTTCACCAATGTCATTGTTGATAAAAGTCATCGGTCGCCGCCATACGATATCTTCAGCAACGCATGGCAAGTTCTATTTCAGCGCTTCGAAAACACAATGAATTACGGCAACTTTCCGGGCGCGCACAGAACGGATTACGGCATCGTGATTACCGACGACACTGAGGGTATGAAGCTGCAAAGGCTCATCCGGAAGATGGCGGTTTACAATCCTATCCCGCACACGGTCGCGCTTTATGGCCATGGCGCTGGTTTCCGAATGATGCCGATCGATAAAATTATCGAAGATCCAAATTCACGAGACTCGAAATATAGCTACTTGATTCAGGCGTGCGATGCTGTGGCGTATTTTCTCTTACAGCGGTTCGCCCCAAACAATTACATTCGCAGGCAGGGCGCCCAACATTATTTCGACCGGCTCGCTCCTGTCTTGAATATCCGGGCCAGCAGGACCCATCCGCTGGGGATTGTGCTAATCTGAAAGCCGCCAAAAGAAGGGGGAAAAGGCCGAAGCCTCTTCCCCGGTGCGATCCTACTTACCGACATGGGCCGGGTTCGGATCACACACATAATATGGGCTTGAAATAGGATGGTCACAACCCCATCTCTTTCGCCCTTTAAAATCAGCGGTTTATTATGTTCGCTGCCGCATCTATATCTTGTGCAGAACCTCGAATCGATCACCAATCTGTGGAGCGCTGAAACTGGCGTTGAGCTTTAGCCGGCCTCGCACGCTTGGAGCGCCTGTGCGAAGTAACAGGAAATCGCCCTCCGCGCCATAGGGCCGGGGATTTACCGGCGGCAGCCGAAAAGCGCTGTGCCTGATTGTCGCATGCAAAATCGCATCCCAAGTTGATACCTTATTCGGCGTCACGCCGAAAAAACGGCGTTGAGCCGAAGCGCTCTGCCCGGGCCGGGAGGCCAACGACGCGCAAGGGCGCTCTAAAAGCGCGCTATCGGCTGCTCTCCGTGGAGAGCCATTTTCCACGCCCGAGGCTGGGGGGTGCCCGCCGCTGCAAGACCGATGCCGGGCGCATTTCGCGCAACGGCTGGTCTATGAGCGGAGCGGGTGCTTATGCCACACCAACTCCCATTCGATCCTCAACCATCCCTGCCTTGGCGCGTCTATTGGTGGGATTTCACCGGCCATCATAATTGGATAGGAAGACGCCCTAAACGCAAGCAGCCTCAACGCCATACCTGTGACTTCGCCACACGCGAAGAAGCCGAGGCGTTTGTCGCGAATCTGCGCACCAACGAGGAAATCGTCGCGCAGATCAAGCCGACACGCGAGACAAAGCCGCCACAACCGCAAGCCGCGCCCCTTCCCGGCGCATCCGATTGGCCCCCGCAACGCCGCCGAATGACCGGGCCGGAATGGCCTGCCTTTTCACCGCGCCGCGAGCAAACAGGCGGGGGCGGAAAATGAGCGAGCGGCCCTTCACCGTGAAGACTGCAGCCCAACATCTTGATTGCCATGAGGCGACCGTGCGGGCGCTTTGCAAACGCGGGCTACTTCGGCATTTCAGGCTTGGCGGATTACCGCGCGGCCCGATAAGAATCGCCGCCACGGCCATGCAGGAATTCGTCGAATGTGGCGGCTCGCATTTTTCCGGGGAAAATACTACGCCTACTCGCGGGAAAACGGACAACCGCGTCGCGTCTCGCTCCGCACCGCCGATCTATCCGAAGCCCAACGGCGTCTAGCCGATTACGAAAACACCCTCAAGCGCAAGGCAACGACAGTGTCCGAGATCGTCGAGGACTATCTTGCCGACCGGGGCCCGCGCATAGCAGCATTGCAAACGGCTAAATTCAACGCCAAGCGCATCCTTCCGGCCTTCGGACATCTGCGCCCAGATCAAGTGAACCGGGCAGTATGTCGTGAGTATGTCGCGCGGCGCCGGGAACAAGGCATTAGCGACAACACCATCCGGCGAGAATTGGCCGTGCTGTCAGCAGCCCTTCATTGGACGGATAAACATACACCGGCTATCGTCGAGATGCCACCGCAACCACCGCCAAAGTCCCGTCATCTCACGCGCGCGGAATACCGGGCGCTGCGCGAAGCGGCGAAGAAGGTGCCGCACATGCATCTGTTTGTCGTCCTGGCCTATTCAACGGCTGGACGCGCCGGCGCGATCCTCGATTTAACGTGGGATCGGGTAGATTTCGAACGTGGGCAAATCCGACTTGGGACGGGCGAGAAGCGGGCCAAGGGACGCGCGACCGTACCGATGACCGACGGAGCGCGGGCGGCGCTTGAAGTGGCTCGCAAGGGCGCTGTGACCGATCATGTGATCGAGTATGCCAACCAACCGCTCAAGAGCATCAAGAGAGCATTCAAGGCGGCGGCGGCGAGGGCCGGTTTACCGAGAGACACCAGCCCACATATCCTACGACACAGCGCAGCCGTCCACATGGCCGAAAGTGGGATCAGCATGGCTGAGATAGCGCAATTTCTTTCCCACACGACCGAGAAAGTCACTTTCGCTACCTACGCTCGCTACTCGCCAGATTATCTAAGACGCGCAGCTTCGGCGCTCGAAAGCTAACCCATATGTCGGAGCAGACCTTCGGTGTAGACCAACTAACGGTTGGATTTTTCCCGGTGAAAGGGAGGAAGCGCATGAAGTATAAACTCAAAGCACTTACTGCCGCTGCGGCCACGCTTGCCTCGGTCGGCACGGCCTCCGCACAGGCGGTGATCTGTGATCGCATCAACGAGTCGCCAGCCGCGGCTGCCGGATGGGAAGCGAAGCTCGGTTTCACTTTCGATATCGCCAAGAGGGCGGTAACCGGCGTTACATGGGGCGATAAGCATGCGGACTTCAAACCCGACGACGGGTGGAGCTTGACGGCTACGGATAGTGAAATAAAATTCCGTTTCTTCGGCGGGGGGAACCTGGTCCTAGACCGCCGTTCGCTGAAATTATTCATGACCAGCGACGACGGCGGTTTTCGAACTCACCCATTGTACCAGTGCTACCTCGCCAAAGATCGGCAGCTCTGATTGTGCAGTTGGAGCGTTTCGCGTTGCATCAGATTACATCACCGGGAAGTACACCGCGCTCACGATTCACTGACTGGGCACCTCGCTAATATTTATTTCGCTTCGCGAAAACACCCGAACTGGCCGCAGTTTGGCTTCCGAAGCGGTGATCCCCCAAGCTCTCCTCAAGGATGGGCAACCATTGTCATCGAGTTCACCGATGGCAACGGTGCTGGGCGTCGTCAGAACCAAACATCCGCTGGATGGTTCCGGTGTCGTGGCCCGTGGACCCACCACCGTGTATGAAATACGCGTTCCGCCACCAAGCTGCGCTTCGCGGAGAGCTGCAGCCCCTAGGAAAGCGTATCCAGGATAAACAGCGAAACCACCAAGAATTATTACTGAAAATACAGCCAGAGCGCGAATTGAATTCGCCCACGCCACAGACATATGGAACAACACGACCAAAATTGAAACAACGATCACTTCAATAGCGGCTTGCCATAACGGCATCGTACTTTTATTGATAGCATACTCCCAGGATTTTGTCATACCGATTTCAAGAAACAACACCCACATCATTGTCAAAAAGTTAAGCAACAGGAGTGCGTAAAATGTCTCCGATTTAGGCAGATACTTCAACCTGTAAATAGAGAGAAGAAATGCAGAAATACAAATTGATGACAGAATAACCCACAAAATGTGCCCCAGCGGTATTTCGAAATACATAAAAATAGGCATGGTTGAAATAACTACTAAAGTCGGTAAATAGAACATCGCGTATTCTTTCAGGAAATCATAAAAGGCACCACCTCGCGCCTGCAAAGTATGAAGTGGGATGTTCCGTCTGCCAAAGAGCTCCTGCAAGTTGTCTCGTGTCTCAGACGACACGAAATAGGGCGCACAGAATGGAACAAGGAAGAAGGCAACCGCGTTTCCCAGAATCACAATAAATAAAATCCCGAAAATCTGGAGGCTGCTTACGCTGAACGTGTCAAACGGCAAAATGGTAGTTACAAAGTTTGATAGATACATTCTAATCAATACATAGCCAAGTATGAGACTAACGAGGGCAATTAGAGTACTAACGTCTACTACTAGTTTGATCCATTTGTGTGCGTTTTCCACACGGGTATTCATTGTTGATCCCTGCCAATGGTAAAGCCGTCGCAAGATGTGGCGGGTGCGGGTTCTCATGGCAATAGGGATAGACCGGGGATGATCAAGCAACTCCGCGCGGCCCTTGGCATGTCTGCCCGCGCATTCGGTGAAGCCTGTGGGCTGGCAAGCCGGAATATCGCGCGCACGGTCTACCGATGGGAAGCCGGTGATCAAAAACCGAACGGCGCGAGCCGGATGCTGATCGAGCAGCTTCAGATGAAGCTGGAACGCAGACGCAAACGGCTGTGATCGCACGCATTCATGATGTAGTGCCCACATGTTCGATTGCACACGAAAGCTCGGAAAATCCTGCGTTTCGATGCGAAAGAATGCGGCGGTTGCCAAGGACATTTCGAGAGAACGCGCGGGTTTGGAGCGGGGCGCAGGTCGATGGCATTGTAGAGGTCACCGGTTCGATCCCGGTTGGCTCCACCAATTAACTCAAGGGCTTAGTTGGAAACGGCTAGGCCCTGTTGCTTTCAGAGGAAGCAATAGGGAAGCACCGGGGTCGGCACCGCGCCCATCGGCTTCTCGCGCGACGGGATCGGCCCCTTTAAGGGGCCATTTCCGCGAACGGCTCGAGCGGCGATTTGACGTCTCCGAAGCGAACGAGTTGCTCTTGGAACGAGCGCCTCATGCGCGGAACACGGCTGACGTGGTGAATTGCCTCAAAATGATTGCGCAACTCCGATCAACGCTACTCAGTTCCACCTCCACTAACGAGTGGTCGAATGATTCGGGACCGAGACCGGCCATAACGGCCGACGCTGAAGCAGACAATCACCCGAGGCGCGATGTGGGGGAGGGCCGGAGGTCCGCCTTCGCACGCGCCGTGTTCGACACTCTTCAATCCCGCGGCTCCGGTCAGAGTGGCATCGTCATGGAAAACGCAGCCGGTCGGCTAAGGAGAGACCGCGCGCTGACGGTTGAAGAACCGGTCAAACTCCATAGGGTTTGCGATCCTTCGTTTACGGAAGACGAAGAGACTTCATTCTGCAGCTTGATGGGTTGGATCCGGTGGATCCCACTGTAAATGGTTTTTTGAGTCCTCGACCCCCAGTGTGGCCGCATTAGGATAACAGTATGTATGGAAGTGCCCGCCTTTCGTCAGACGTAAGCGAAATCAAGGTCGCTTTCCCGAATCCGCCTTAAGATGAGTGTACGGACTCTTAATCAGCGGGTCCAAGGTTCGAGTCCTTGTGCACCCACCCATCAAATCAATGGCTTATCGGAAGATAGATAGCGCTGCGGACAGTTGTAGGTATCCCCAAGGTATCCCGCGGGCCGAACCTGCGCGCGCCGCCTTCAACATCGGCGACATGCTGCAAGCCTACGACGCGTTGCGGGCGCACGCGGCGAGCCCGCATCACATCACCCTGGCCATGACCCGCTGGTCACATGCGGCAATGCCCGGCGCCGCGGCCGGAGTTTGAAGGCATCGGGCATGCGGCCATCATTGACCAATTCGTCGAATTTTGTCACGCCCACGCCAATGTATTCGGCCGCCTGTCCCCGTGAGAGGCCGCGGGGTGGTAAAGAGGGCGGCAAGCAACTGACGGCGGTGCGGCTCATGGCAGCTTCCGTATAACCGCGAGCCCTGCCCCGACCACGCCCTTGACGGCGGCAGTGAGGTCGCGTTGGCGGAAGGTCGTGGGGCGGCGGGACATGATCTATAATGGCGCCTGAGGCTCATGTTTGCTGAGCGTACGACCGCACGACCCGCGCAACTGCCGCATCCCATGACAGTTCAGAATGTTCGTTCAGCGCCTCTTCGATGCGCGGACGCAAATCCGTCGGCAGTCCTGTCTCTTGCGCCCGTTTAGCGATCTGCTCTGATGCCGTTGCGATCACGCGCTCGGTCATCTGTTGTTCGATTACTCGGCGGGCATGTTTTTCGAGCACGGCATCGTTCGGGATCAGCTTTGTGACCCCGTGCTCGGCGAACCTGGCCTCGACGAAGTCGATGAACTGGCGGGATGTCATCGCGTTCAGCTCGACTCGGCGATTGCGTAGGAACGTAATTTCGTCCTCCCTGGCGCCGTGGGGCGGAGCGTCGCAGCGCGCTTTCGCCAATTGCCGGAAACTGCAACTGGCTCCGACTCCAGGTTCATTGCTTGTGCATCGCTGAGCCGCAAGCCGATATCGATGAGGGGCGCGACGTTCTCAAATCGGTAGCGGCGATTGCTGGCTCCGAGCGTCCCGAAGATGCTGAAGCCCGTCACATCGAAGTCATGCAACACCAATATCCGCCGTACCGAGTGGGAGAGCCGATCGATCAAGAGGCGCGAGGCCGTGACGCTCATGCCCTTGGTCGACATGATCCCGATATCGAAGCGCCGGGCGATGCCGACAGCCTCGAACAGAGGCTCAAACCCCTCCTTCTCGACAAACAGGATACTGTCGAAGCGGTTCTCGGGACCGCTTGTTGGGAAAAGGTCTTCAAAGGCGATATTGACGGTCGATCCGAAGCGAGGCCGCTCACCCAGATACTGGCGCACCTCTAGAGTGCCAAGTGGGATCTGTCGGTTGGTGTGCGGCTCGCTAAAGGGTGCCGCGCGCGTCCCATATGATATCCCAGTTCGCGCAGCGCTTTGGGTGTTCGTTGATGTAATCGACGAGCAGTATCTGAGTGAAATAGGCATCGTCGAGTGTCTCTTTGCCCGTAAGCGCGAGAATCTTTGGCCGTGCCGCGTACATGATCTGGCGGGGTTTTGCCGGCAATGCGCCTCCGCCGCTGGCCTTCAGATAGGCGTCCTCCATACCTTCCCAGGCCGCGTCCTTGATCGAGACTTTCTGGCTTGCGAGCAGGCGGTCACTGCGCTCGTATTTCCGCGACTCCTCCCTTTCTTCCCGCTTGCGCTGCGCATACCAGTGTTTGGTGACGTTCTCGATGAGATCTCTGATCGCTTGGCCGACGCTCCATGGCAAGCTGATCATCGACTTTCCCCGGTCCGTATAATCGACACGCGTGTAATGCAGCACGAGCACGACCGGCTCGTCGGGCCCAGATCTCCTTTCGACGAGCAGACTGGAGAGGCTTTCGAAAGGCCCGAGCTGCTGGAATGGATTGCGGATGCCGACCGAGAAATTGACGCCAGTGACGAGTCGGCGAGTTCTGTTATCGGGACAATAGGCGAAAGCGACCTCGACCGCGTAAGGCAGGCCGCCCGGGGTCAGTCCGAGCTGCTTCCTATATTGGAAGCTTTCTTCAGCGGCGCCGACTATTGTGCAATGTTCTAAAAGGGGGCCCGCTCCGATCAGGCCGAGTTCGTCGGGCTTCACCGGTTTCGTGGCATTCTTACAGGCAGTCAGTAATGCATTGACATTGCTTTCCCTGAAAAACACCGAGAGCGATACACCCGACGCGCCGACCTCTGCCAACACGGCTTTCTGCTTGTCACTTCTCGTCAGTCCGCGCAGCTCGGCAATGAATTCGCGGACAGTACGCCCGGGATGTCCTCTGTCCTCATCATGGGCAATATGGGCTGCAATGTATCGGCCGAACCGCTCGGCGTCATACCAGTGCGCGCTCGTCGGATCGCAGGCCCGCCACTTTCGCCAGTCCGGCTTGGTCGCCGACACGGTCACGACCCGCTCGCCGTTCCACACAACCGAAAGAGTCAAGTGCGGGTTCAATGTCGTGAAGCCGGCGGCCATTTGTACAAAGGCGCCTCGCGCGTCTTCGAGCACTGAGCTTGCTGAATCCGGCCAGCGCATCGTGATCCGCGTGCCGTTTTGTACAAGCGAGTCGGAAATCTCACGCAGCACTCTCGGTTCGCGCCGAACCGGGTCCATCTCAAAGATGATGCGGCAGCTGATTCCATGCGCCTCGATCACGGTGGTGGCGCGGGTGCCATCGAGTGCGAACGGCATGGCCACAATCGTTTTGAGAGCGTTGCCCTGCGCGCCGCGCGTCGGCGAGACATAGGCCTCGCGGCTCGAAACCCGGCTGGTATAATCGAGCACGCCCTCAACCGTCTCTGCGGGAATACCTGGACCGTTGTCGGTGATCACGATGTCGCCGCGTTCGGTAGATACCTCGATACTGATTTCCGACGCGATCGCGGCTTCTTCAGCTGCGTCCAGCGCATTGTCGACGAGTTCTTTGAGAATGACGAGCGGCCAGTCCTCTTTTGCGTGACCGGTCTGCGCAACAAGCTCTTTCTCGCCGCAGAACTCGGCAAGACGGGAGATCTTGAATGCCATCCGCTCGAGGAGCCGAGATTGGCGCTTACGAGGCTCAAACATCAGCGCGGGCTATCTCTCGCCGGTTCTTCGTCCGTGTGATTGCGCCGGTCATTGTTGTGATCCGCCGTTCAGTTCATCTGGGTCGCAATCACGGCTTTTGCCGGCGGGGACGCTCTCGCCTCTGACGTCGATCCTCTGTGACGACTGTGCTCCCATCAGACGTTGTCTTCTCGGCCTCTTTCGCGAATTCCGTAACTCGCTTGATTATCACTGCCGCCGTGCCGCCATCCTCGCTGGTGTTCGCGCGGCCCGTGGACCGTACGTCGATTTGTCGGTATGGGCTGCCTTGACGGCGGTGACCCGACGTGGCTTGCGCTCGCTGAAGTGCATGCGCTCGGCGATTTGAGTAAGTGTTTAAAATTTCGGATTCGGTCATTTCGCGGCAGGCATCGGTGGGTGCTGGTGGCATTGAGAGATGCCATCAGGACATAGATACGTCAAGACACCCTTTAGCGTATAGCCATGATAATTTCCAGAATCTGGATGAATGCGCGGCGCTGCGCGGGGGTGGCCTCGGCCCATAAATTGATGAGGCGATAGAGGTCGCGCGGCGATAAGCCCGCCGCGGGACCGGCTTCGGCGGAAGTGATGATTTCTTCGATATCTCGGATTACAGGATCGCCGTGCGCAGGTGGCGTGTATAGGGCGGGCACGGATCCTCCGGTTAGAACGGCCGCTAGGCGTCGGAGGATAGCCGCCCGTGGGCTGCGGCTTCCCGATTCGTATCGACTGACGACTGTTGGATCTACCTCGACCTGCCGAGCAAGCTCGACCTGGCTAAGACCACGAAATCTCCGCCATTCCTTAATTAGCGGTGAGCCGCTCTCCGACATAACGAAAACTTGTCGATCAACGAAGTGGCAGGCAAGTGCAAGTTTGTTCCGTGACGAATGCATGTCAAGGAGGCAGATTGGCGAATAAGCTGGCTCAAGAGGCACGATGACTTTCGACGAATGGGTGAGGGTTAATCGGCTGTATGAAAGGGACGTCGCAAAGAGACTCGGCGTTAATCCGTCACATATTAGTCGTCTGCGCCGAGGCGAGCGCAACCCGACCGTTGAGACGCAACGCCGTATTTTCGAAATCACTGACGGACAGGTTACCGGCAACGATTGGCTGGGCGCCGGGCCGAGGACATCGCTCGTGGAGCCCCCGAGCTTCCGACGCCATCGGAGATCAAGATCCACGCCGCTCTGTGGCAATATGCCCCTAGCGGCCGCTGAGGGCGACTGAGTTATGACAACGACTCCATTGGAGTTCGAACCAATGAGGTGAATGAAAAAGACGCAGCCGGATGCCCTTCCGGCGGCGTCTCTAACTTCTTCAACTCGGCGAGGTAGTGCTGGGCCGAGCCGTCAACAAGGACACACAGAACGTGTTGGATATATCCCCGCGCGCAGCACAGCGCAAGAGTTATTCCCCAACAGATGTCCTCTCGGGTGAGGACGAATGGTGTCCTCACATCAGAGGACAGTCCTCTCAGCTGAGGACAGTGCGGTGATCCGCGCCTCGATTATCGGCCGCTGCGGCGGCGATCCCAAACAGCGCGAAACCCGAAACGGCAAACCGATGACAACGGTCTCGCTGGCCGTCGATGTTGGCAAGCCAGGCGAGGAGGCCACCGAGTGGATTTCACTCGTCGCCTTCGGCACAGCCGCCGAAGCGTTGGCGCAGCATGCCAAGGGTGATCTCATCAGCGCGATGGGGCCCCTCACCAGGTCGACGTTCGAGGGGCGCGATGGCGAGACGCGCACTGGCTGGAGCCTGGTGACAGAGTCGCTTTTGTCAGTTAAGACGACATACGACCGCCCAGGCGTTACCGACGCTCCGGTACGACCGCAACGAAGTCGCACCCATGCTCCGCCGCTCTGCGGCCGGCGTCGAGCCGGACCGCCTAACCGCAACAAATCGGCGCCTATCCCGGACCTGCCGGCGGATCGCCTCGACGATCTCTGGAATGGCCCGATCCAATGAGCGTCGCTAAAGTTTATGGTGCGGGTACGATAAAGCGCGACCGCCGTACCCGGACGCGGACTGAGCAACTCGATGTAGCACTCGAAACCGAAATCCGCAGGCACCTCGACCCCGAGGTTTCCATGCGGTTCGTTCGGCTCGGCATCACGGCAGCGTCGTGAACGCGCAAGAAATTGCCATTGCGCTCGGCAACGCCACGCGTGAGGGCCGCAATTGGCGATGCCGCTGCCCGGTGCATGATGGCGTCAGTCTCACGCTCGCTGATGGTCATGATGGCAAGTTGTTGGTTCACTGCTTCCACCCTGAATGCGACAGCAAAGACGTGCTCGCCGAGCTTCGGCGCCGCAATTTGCTGAGTGAAAGCCTCCAGCGCGCCGATATCGTCACCAGCTACGATTACTGCGACGAGGGCGGAAAGCTGCTGTTTCAGGTCTGCCGGTTGTCCCCGAAAGGTTTTCGCCAATGTCGGCCTGACGGAGCGGGCGGGCGGATCTGGAATACGGACGGGGTGCGCAAGGTTCCGTATCGTCTGCCGGAGTTGGTTGCAGCCAGAGACAAACGCAACGGCCATCCGCCGCGCGTTTACGTTGTCGAAGGTGAGAAAGATGCCGATCGCCTGAGGGCGCAATGGGATCTGCTCGCGACAACTAATCCCGGAGGCGCCGGCAAGTGGCGCCCCGATTACAACGGGTATTTTGTCGGCTTCGATGTCGTCATCCTTCCCGACAACGACGACGCCGGTCGAAAGCACGCGCAGGAGGTTGCTGCAATCTCTGCTCGATAGCTTCCAGCGTCCGCACTATCGAGCTGCCGGGGTTGTCACAGAAGGGCGATGTGAGTGACTGGCTCGATCACAATACCAATGCGACGCAAAGCGACCTCGAAACGCTGATTGAGTCGTCCGAGCCGTTCAAGCGCCGCGCCGATCCTAAACCGAACGGTCATAACGCCTGCAGCCCGGGACTGCCAATTAAAAGCGGCAAGGACTTCGAGATGAAAAGGATCGATTGGCTGTGGAAGGGATGGTTGGCGCGCGGCAAGTTTCACCTCATTGCCGGCTCTAAAGGAGCGGGGAAGTCAACAGTCGCCTATGATTTGGGGGCTCGGCTGACTGCGCCCGGCGCCAAATGGCCAGATGCCGCCCCTGCTCCGCTCGGAGACGTAATCGTCTGGAGCGGCGAAGATAACATCGAAGACACAATCCTCCCGCGCTTCGTCGGTGCGGGCGGGGATCGCGGACGCATCTATCCCGTCCGTGAGATCATAACCTCCACCGGGACGAGACCGTTCGATCCCAGTATCGATGTTCCGGCACTTATTGACCTCGCCGCCAGCCTGCCCAATCCCCTGTTATGTATCATCGATCCGGTAGTTCTAGCACTTCCTTCGAAATCCGACAGTCACAAGAATTCAGAGACACGGCGCGGCCTGCAGCCGTTGGTTGATTTCGCCGAGGAGCAAGGCATTGCCCTCCTGGGAATTACACATTTCACCAAAGGGACCGCTGATCGTGATCCCGTCGAACGCGTTACCGGCTCACTCGCATTTGGCGCATTACCCCGATGCGTCTGGGGTACTAGCGCCGATGAGGATGGCTGGCAGCGACGCCTCGCACGGATCGCCTCCAATATCGGTCCCAATGGCGGCGGCTTTGAATACACGTTATTTCAAGCTCCGCTGCTCGGCTATGATGACTTCTTTGCTCAACGGGTTGACTGGGGCGCGAAGCTAACCGGCTCACCTCGAGAACTCCTCGACGCAACAAAGCGCAGCGCGCAAGCCGAAGCGGCTGCATTCTTGCGTGAACAACTTGTGGCCGGAGCCAAGCCGCAAAGGGAGCTGCAGGAGGCCGCGGTAGCTTTCGGCCATTCCTGGGGCACCGTTCGACTAGCGCAAAAGGCACTCGGAATTCGACCGAAAAGAGACCGCAAGGTCTGGGTGTGGTCTCTCCCGGAGCCTAGCACCTTGGCGGCCGATTAGCATGTTACTGGGCTACAGCAAGATGCTAACGGGTCTGCAAGATGCTAACTCGTCGAAGTCGAAAAGCGCAGGATTTCCGCCGGTTTTTGGCAAGGTGCCAAAGGCTCCCTTACCACACACTTTTTTAGCATCTTCCCGGCGGGATGGTGTGAAGGTGCTAAAGTTGGTGGTTTCATGCGCGCGTGCGCGCGAGTCGCACAAAGCCCAAACGGTCCGGCGATGACTAACCCACAACGCCAGCGGCTGCGCAATCGCCAACCTGCGTGTCCTGGTATTCGCTGTGAATACAACCAGCGCAACCTCTTGTGCCCGACCCCAACCCGGCGCATATCGGCAGTCAACGCCACTGGAAGCAGTGAATGGTACAGTGACAACTATGTCCCCTACTGACCGCCGCCTTGCCAATCTGCGACCATTCCCGAAGGGCCAGTCCGGCAACCCTTCCGGCCGACAGAAAATTCCGGCCGATGTCAAGGAGATGGCTCGCGGACTTACCCGAGAGGCGATTCAGACATTGGCGTCGGTGATGCGCGACAAAGCTGCGCCGCACTCTGCTCGCGTCCGCGCTGCCGAGACGATCCTTGATCGGGCATGGGGGCGGCCAGAGACCAGCGCCAACATTAGGATCAGTGGTGAGGTGCGGGAGTTGTCGACGGCGGAGATCTTGATAGCGTTGGCGGCATTGGGAATAGAGCCATCGGAAGACGCTGACGTGACTGTGCCTGCGCTGCCACTTCCTGACGAACCGTTGGCGGTGCACTGATGTCGGAGACGACGGCGACGCCGCAACAACTCCTTGAAGAACTTCTGCGGCGCAAGGAGGCGAAGGACAGCCTGGTCGACTACATCGCGTATCTCGATCTCGGTTTTGTGCCAGCGGCGCACCATCGCTTAATCATTGACCATCTCGAAGCGGTGGAGCGCGGTGAGTGCCGGAAGTTGATGATCTACATGCCGCCCGGTAGCCAAATCGACATACGCCAGCGTACTCTTCGCCGCGTGGTATCTCGGCCGGCATCCCGAGCGTTCGATAATCGCGGCCTCGCATACCGAGGTGCTCGCAGAACGCTTCGGGAGAAGGGTGCGCAACCTCGTTGGTTCCGAGGCGCATCGTAATGTTTTTGGCGTGGGTGTCGCTGTTGATCGCAAGTCAGTTGGAGAATGGGAGACTGAAGCGGGTGGCGAATATTACGCGGCCGGTATTGGGGGCGCGATCTCGGGGCGTCGGGCGGATTTGGGGATTATCGATGACCCAGTACGGGGTCGAGAGGACGCCGACAGCGAGCGGGCGTGCGCGACGACCTGGGATTGGTTCGTCAACGATTTCGAGCCCAGACTGAAGCCAGGAGCGGGCCAGGTTCTCATTATGACCAGATGGCATGAAGACGACCTCGGCGGCCGACTGCTTGAACGCGAAGCGGACAAGTGGCGCGTCCTGGAGCTACCGATGGAAGCAATGCCCAACGACCCGCTCGGACGCCAGCCTGGCGAGCGGCTGTGGCCCGAATGGTTCACGCTAGAGATGGTTGCGGAGGCCAAGCGGGACGTTCGTGCCTGGAACGCCCTCTATCAGCAGCGCCCGGCAAGCGAAGAGGGCGACTACTTCAAACTGGAGTGGTTTTCGAATTACCGGCACCTGCCGCCTGCGATGACGATCTACGCGGCTTCTGACTATGCGGTAACCGAGGGCGGCGGCGACTACACCGAACACGGCATCTTCGGCGTTGATCCGCTGGGCAATCTTTACGTTCTCGATTGGTGGCGTGGGCAAACCGCTCCGGATATCTGGGTCGATCGGCAGTGTGACCTGATCCTTCGGCATCAGCCTGTCTGTTGGTTCGGTGAGCGTGGAGTCATCGAAAAGAGCGTTAAGCCCTACCTGACGCATCGGATGAACGAGCGCCGCGCCTACTGCCGGATCGAGTGGCTGCCCTCGTCGACGGACAAGACCGCCAGAGCGCGATCCTTCCAGGCGCTGGCATCGATGGGCAAAGTGATGCTTCCGGTCGAGGCGCCATGGAAGGCCGACCTCGTCGGCCAGCTGACGCGATTTCCGGCTGGCAAGTTCGATGCGGCGTTGACGTTTGCAGCCTCATCGGCCGTGGGCTCGAGATGATGCCGGCTCCGTCGGCGGCGATGCCGTCACGGTATCCATGGGAAAAAGCTGGGTCGCAGCATCAGTACGAGTACGACCCATTCGCCGAGTGCTATGCTACGATCTCGGGTCAGGGTCGAAATGCAGGCACCCATACCTACAATTATGACCCGTGGCATGGTGATCAGCGCCCGGTCGATCGCTCGCGTTATGTCGATCAAATCGAAATGTTAAAGAGGCGCACGAACTTTGGGAGCTAGGCGGCCTCGCCGATCCTACTATCTCTCGCCTGATTAGGCGCGACCCCGTACTAAAACCCTATCTGAAAACAGGCCGCCTCGTGGTGAGCAAATCCGCGCTTTACAGCCCCTCGCCTCGCCTGTCGACAATGGCATCAGTGGCACCAAAGGCCGCGATAAGCGACCTGGTTACGATCGGCTATTGAAGGCAGCAACGACGCGTAAGATCGACATCGTTGCGGCGTGGTCGGTGGATCGGCTCGGGCGCTCGCTGCAGCACTTGGTCGGCTTTCTCGCCGAGTTGAGCGCGGTCGGCTGCGACCTCTATCTCGAAAAGCAGGCGGTCGACACGACAACACCGGCCGGCCGGGCCCTCTTTCAGATGTTGGGCGTGTTCGCGGAATTCGAACGGGCGATCCTTCAAGAACGCATCCATGCTGGCATTGCGAGAGCGCGCAGGACTGGGACGAAAAGCGGCAAGCCAATTGGCCGGGCTCGAGTGAGCCACAAGATCGAGACCGCGATCCGCGCTTCGCTCGCCACCGGAAGGGGAATTCACAAGACGGCGCAGGACTGCGGCGTCGGTACTGGTACCGTTCAGCGCATCAAGAGGGAGATGGCAGAGTGA